AACGCCAACGCGGTGAACCCAAGCTCGGGCGCATACGGCATCCCGCAGAGCCTTGGACATGGTCATCCATATGCGCTCGGGGACTACAAGAACCAGATTATCTGGGGCCTCAACTACATTCGCCAGCGGTACGGTTCGCCGTCGGCCGCGTGGGCGCACGAGGTTGCTAACAACTGGTACGGCGCTGGCGGGCCGGCCAGTGGCCTGATCGGTGTCGGAGAGCACGGCCGGGAGCTAATCAGGGTGCCCCCGTCCAGCCACGTCTACTCGGCGGCCGATAGCGCTACGATGATGGCTGGTGGAGGAGGCCCCCGGAAGCTCCACATGACGATCGGGCTGGCGCAGGGGTACGGCGATGGCAAGATCATGAAGGAGATTATTAACCAGCTCCGGATTGCCGTCTATGATGAAGGCGGCAACGTCCAGGATGCGATTGGGTGGCGGAACTGATGCCGCTCTACCCGCTCAACATCACATGCGAGATCCTGATCAACGGGACCTGGATTGACATCAGCGATTTCGTCTACCAGCGGGACGACATCGTAATCTCCGGCGGCAAGCAGTCCAGCATCCATGAGCAGCAGACCCCGGCTAGTATGCTGATAACGCTTAACAACCGGGACGGCCGGTTCACCCCGAACTACGTCAGCGGCCAGTATTACCCATTCCTTCAGCGCAACGTCCAGATCCGGCTGAGCGTCAACGGCGCAACGTCTTCCTCCGGCAACACGTACACGGGCTTCCGGTTCTGGGGTGACGTCAAGACCTGGCCGCTCGCGTCAGACCCGAGCGAGTCGGACGTGTATGCCAAGGTCGTGGCGTCTGGCCCGCTCCGCAGGCTACGGGCAGGAGGTGGCGAGGGGTCGGCGCTCCAGCGGTACTATGCGGCGCTGAAGGGCAGCTATGCCCCGATCGCCTACTGGCCCTGCGAGGAGGACCCGAACACAGGCCTGATTGGCGCCGGGGTCCAGGCCGGCGCAAACATGTCGATTATCTCAGGTGCCCCCAAGTTCAAGGCAGTCAGCGACTTTAATGGCTCAGCCCCGATTGGGGTGCTCAACAGGTCCATCTGGACCGGCATCACGAGCTCGTTCGGGACCTCGGGCGATGACATATACAGCGTCCCTGGGATCTACACGTTCATCGCCTCCACGACATCTGTTAACGCAAAGGTAATCTCGGGAGCGGGAGGGGCGACCAAGGGGCAGGCGGGGACGGCCGCTGGGGGCTCCTCAGGTGGCGGTAGCGCGTGGGCCGGGAACGCGGCCCTAGCTATGACCCCGGGCCAGCCATACACGCTGATAGTGGGCCAGGGTGGCGGGCCAGGCAACTGGCAGACCGGGGCGAGTGACGGCATGCCTAGCTCGATCGTCGGGGACGTCGCAACTGTCCTGGCCGACCCGGGACATGGCGCCCAGGCTAACGCGGTAGCCGGGACGAGGGGCCTTGCCTCGGCATCCACCGGGACGGTCACCCACGATGGCGGGGATGGCCTCGGCAACGCATCTCACGCTAACGGCGGACCCGGTGGCGGGAGCTCGGGCGGACCATCCGCTGCAGGTGCCCCGGGTAACCCGCCATCTGGGTCATTCGGTGGCGCAGGCGGCGTTGCCCCCGCTGGTGGCGGTAATGGCGGTAACGGTGGCGGTAACGTCACACAGGATGGCCAGGACGGCTTTAGCCCGGGTGGGGGCGCAGGAGCTGGCTGGGCAAACGTTACTAACTTTGGCCAGGGTGGCCAGGGTGCCTCGGGCTCTGTTGAGCTGGTCTACACGAGCTCCGGTGGCGGTACCCAGCCCAACAACAACGTGATGCGGTTCATCCTGAAAGTCCCGAGGAAGGGCGGGAATGGCGGCAAGGTTCTTGCCCGGATGCTAACTACCAGTACCGGGGTCAAGACTGTTGACGTCCAGTACCGTGGCGGCGGCAACCTCCGGATGCTCGGGTATAACAGCGTCGGGGCCCAGGTCTTTGACTCCGGGAACATTACCGCAGGAGCGGACGGACAGACACTCATGGTCAGCGCCGAGCTCGCCCAGTCCGGTACCAGTATTGCCTACTCCATCTCGGCTATCCAGCCTGGGGCGCATGGCGTTGTTGACCGGGCAACCGGAACGGTAGCGTCAGCAACGATGGGGTCGGTATCCCAGGTCGTTGTGGCCCCTAACGGGGACATCACCAAGACGGCCATGGGGCACTTCAGCATACAGTACGCGCTGATCCCGCTGTGGAAGGTCAGCCGGGCTCTCGATGGCCACCACATTGAGACCGGGATCAACCGATTCCGGCGTCTGGCCAATGAGCAGGTCATGGGCCACATCGAGGAATACAGCGAGGGCAACGACCACTTCAGCTTTGAGGCTGGCGTCCAGGGCTGGACAGTCACCAACGGAGCCCTGACTACTCCCACAACGACGTTCACGGACGTGGGCGGGGATACCTGGCCCACGCATGGCACCCACAGCCTGTTGCTCACAGCTAACGGCGCAGGACAGCCACGGACGATATCCCCCACCGGGACGGGTGGTGGCAACATCGTAGCCGGGGACACGCTTTCAACCTCCATCGACTACTACAGCAACGTCTCCATCACGAACGCCTACATCGGCATCGCCTGGTATAACGGGGCCGGGACGTTCCTTAGCGAGGTTGATACGCCTGACTTCACCATCGGGGCGAATGAGATCCACACATTCACCCTGCACGGATCCGACTCGCTGGCTCCCCCAGGATCGGCATTCTATGCTCTGGTTGCTGGGGCGCACTCTACCCTGGCTAACGGGACCAAGATCTACATCGACCACGCACATACCAACCCGCACATGGGTCCGCAGACCCACAAGCACCTGCTTGACCTCCACAAGGAGATCAGCGAGCTCGAGCAGGGAATCATGCGGGAGGCCAAGACGCTCTGGGGACTTGCCTACCGGACCCGTATGCGCCTCATCAACCAGACAGCTTCGGTGACGCTTAACCACAGCGCGGGCTACATCGCGCCAGACCTCGTCCCGTCCTTTGACCATCTTCAGTTGTGGAACAATATCATCGTTCACCGGCACAAGGGCAACAAGGTTGAGGTGGCACTCCTGAACGGGGCCATGTCGATCCTGGAGCCACCCCAGGGGCACGGCCGGAGCAAGAAGACCCACAAGGCAATCGCGTCCGCGGACGAGCAGCTAGCAGCCCTGGCGTCCCATCTCCTGCTGATCGGCACGAGCTCAGACGGGACGGCCAAGGACACGGAGCGGTACAGCCCGATCAGAATTAACATGGCCCTGGCCGGATTCACCGGAAACGGCCTAGCCCCACTCATGTCGGCAATCGCCGGGGTGGAAATTGGGGACATGGTACAGCTGAGTAACCTGCCATTCTGGTTCCCGGCCTCCACTGCCAAGCAGCTGGTTATCGGCTACACAGAAACGATCAACACCTTCAACTGGATCATTGAGTGGAACTGCGTCCCCTATGCCCCGTATGTCCAGGTAATCACCAACATCCGGAAGTGGTGACATGCCCCTTGCACCCTACACCCTAGAGCAGGCCGGGGAAGACCTGTCTGACGTACGTGGCCAGCTTGATGCCCATGGCGAGTCAATCACCCAGGTTGACGGCGGGACGATTCCCAACACGCCCGACCCGAACGGCTACACGCAGTTTTCGGCGGCCGGCCAGCCGAGCTATATCAACGACAACGGCATGGTCATGGAGTACGTCGGGGCCCAGCTAGCGACGGTCGCGCCGGTGGTCGTCACCCAGGCTACGTCCCAGACCGTAGCGTCTGTTTTCGTTCCTGGTGGGGACAGCATCCCGGGGAGCACGTACAAGGTAACCTGCTTCGGGTACGGCACGACTGGCAGCACTGGCACGTCTAACACGATTACCTGCCAGCTGAGTCTTGGCGGCGTCAACGGAGGGGTCCAGACGGCCGGGAGTGCTCTGTTCGGGACCAACTCTGGCTTCCGGTTCTTCATCGATGCATACCTGGTCTGCCTCACGAACGGGGTTGGCGGTACCCTGCTCGCGTACGCCAACTGGTCGATAACGGCGGTCGGGGCCAACATCCTTCCGACAGCGGTTCAGGCTGCTGCTATCGTCGTTGGCGCTGTCGCGCCGATCTCGGTAGACACGACTACTGGCGAGACGTTCCGTGTTGGGCTTGCGTGGGGAGCCACGGCCGGGGCTCCAACACTCACCGTACTGGCATCAATACCAGGAAAGGTCTCATAGGAGGAACCATGGCACAGATAGCAACGGGGCCGATCGCACCAGGGGGACAGGCACAGGTACCCGTGGGGATTGATGCGGTCACCGTATTTCAGTTCGGGGCGGCTGACAAGATCGTCCTGATTGCCCTCCGGAACGTCACGACCGGTGACACGCTTGATGTCGGGAGCGCCGGGATGGGCGTCCTGCAGACTGTCGACCGGGCGGCAATCATCTCGGTGACGTCGTTCGTGGAGATCGCTGCCACGTTCACCGGGACCCAGGTCACCATGCCATCCGGTCTCCAGAACGATGCCGGGTACCTCCTGGCGTGGGGCTCGGCTCTTGGATGAGGAGGCGATGGAGGGAGATCAGGAAAGCGTTCATGAGACCCTACTCAGAGGGAGAGGCAATGTCGGAACAAGACTGGCGGGAGCGCCGTGGCCGGTTCGCCGGGCTCGACCCGGACACCGATGACCGGCCGCAGGTCATGCCGGTGGAGGAGCCGGAGGTGGAGCGGCAGGTTCACGTGATGCGCTCGCCCGAGGAGATCGCGAGGCTGGCGGAGGAGCTGGCTGACTGGCGGGCGGATGAGCACGATGGCGCTTAACCGACTCTGGATCCCAACGCAGTCCTACAGCAGCCGGGGCGGCGCAACGGTCCGGACGATCGTGCTGCACACCGCTGAGGGGGCCCAGACGATCGAGGATCTCGGGCACTTCTTCCAGAACACAGCTAACCAGGTCAGCTCCCACACCGGGGCCGACGACAAGCGTGGCATGATCGGTGAGTACGTCACCCGGGGCAACAAGGCCTGGACTGCTGCGAACGCTAACCCAATCGCGGTCCAGCTGGAGCTCTGCGGCTTCGCATCGTGGTCGCGGAACACCTGGCTCAACAGCCACGGCAACATGCTCCACAACGCGGCCGATTGGATTGCCGAGGAGGCCAAGAAGTTTGGCCTGCCGATCACCGAGCTGTCCCCGTCCCAGGCCCAGGGTAGCGGCCGGGGTGTCTGTCAGCACATCGACTTCGGGGCGTGGGGTGGCGGCCACGTCAACTGCGGTGACGGCTTCCCGATGGACAAGGTCCTGGAATGGGCCAGAGGTGGCGGCACCGAGCCGGCCAAGGACTACAACCCAGAGAGGTACAACGACATGTTCTATCTGGTATTCGACGCGGACGGGAACGCAACCGTGGTCGTGCCCAACTACTTCGCGGACGGCAAGGCACGCCTACGCCTGGGGTGCGAGGAGACGAGCGCTGTGCGCGTCAACATTCCTGGATCGGACACGGCGAACATCACGCTCAAGGCAGGGGAGTCGGACGGAGCCGGTATCCCCGACGGCAAGAAGGTCCTGTATGTCCGCCGCGACTCGGGCGCCAAGCCCATCGCTGCCTGCTTTAGCAAGTAGGCGTTCGGGGTATACTCAACGCATGAGCATGCCCTGGAGCGAGGACGCCGTGGCCCCGGTCACCGACCCATCACCCAAGAAGGTGGGTATTCAGGTGATCGGGGTCATGGTTGTCCTGAAGCTGCCCGAGACCATGGACCCGGATAAGATCGTCAACGACATCCGGTCGTCCATTGAGTTCGGCAAGGCCGACTGCCGGCTGGCCTATGTCATCGGACCGCCACCCGAAACGCCATAGTTGGATGCCACCAGGCATTGGGCCGATGCCAGCCGACCTGGGTGCCGGTCTGTTCAGCCCCGAAGGTTCCGTGTCTGGTAAAGAACTCAACGTGGCCGGAGCCGTAGAAGGCTAGGTCACCACGCCGGGCGTCCCGGAGCGGGATGCGGTAGAGCCGGGAGCTGGCCAGCATCGCGTATGTGCTGTGCGGTAGGCTGATCCCGAGCGCATGCGCGTAGGCGGCAATCACCGCACCGGAGCAGTCATAGCAGGACGGCCCGGCTCCTCCCCAGCAGTACCAGTGGCCTGTCTCGTGGTACTCGGCCCAGTGAAGGGCAGCTAGTGCCTCGCCGGCCGTATCGGCACGGGCCGGGGCGGACGGTGCCGTGAGCGCCAGGGCTAGCCCAAGAATGAGTGCGCTGAACACAGCTGTTAGCCGTATCATGGTTAACCCCTAGCAGCCATCGTAAGCTGACCAGGCTGATCCGCCCGACTGCGCGTACTCCTGGGCGAATGCCTGGTTCTGCTCGGCCACGCTAGCGTTCTCCGGCAGCCCGGAGTGGCCGAGGGAAGCCCAGGTGCTAGGCAGGAAGCCGTACAGCCCACCCGCTCCCGAGCTTGCGTTGACCGCAGAGGCGTTACCGCCAGACTCGCGCTGGATTACGCAGGACTGGAAGCTACCGGGGGCACCGCTGGTGACAGCTACCGGCTGGGCGGCGACTGGGGCGGCTGAGGCTACCGGGGCGGGTGCGGATGGGGCAGCCGGGGAAGATGAATGCTGCCTCACCGGGGCCGGGGCCGGTATGGCCCGTGTCGCCCGGGTCATCAGCCAGGCCCTGATGGGGTGCCACCGGCTGACGTACAGGCGCTGGCCTACCCGGATCGAGTCTGGGTTGGGGACCGCGCCGCGATTCTTCCACCATAGCGCTGGCCATCGGCTCGCGTGGCCGTAAACCTTCCGCGCTATCGAGCTGAGGGTATCGCCCGAGCGCACAGTGTAGTGAACACTTGCGTGGCGGGCCTGGGTCCGGATCGTAGCGGACGCCGTTACTGCCGTCGTCCTCTGGCCAGCCGTTGAGGCCTGGGCTGATGTGCTGAGCACTATCCCGGCGATGATTAGGCCGAGAGTCGCAATTACCGCAGATTTCCTCCGTACACAGTTCACGCTTCTCCACTTGTAGCGGCTGAGTGCGCCTACTTGCAGATCACGGGGCTTCAGCGCACCTTACCCGGGGTAAGCTACGCGGCCCGTTACTGTGCCGGCTACCCCTCGTTACCGTTCCGTTACGAGGCCCCGTGCGGCCCTAGGATCAGCTGTGCGGCCACGGACCACGTTCCCGCCGCTACCTACCGGGCCGACCCTTCCGTGGCCGCACAGCCACACGAGCCCTCCGTGCTGCCACAAGCTAGGATGCCGCCTTGATCCGGCTAGCCGGGAGGGGGCTGTGCCCCGGGCTGTCCTCATCCTCAGGCGGCTCGTAGGCGGCGTGCTCATGCGGTACATCCAGGGTCACCCGCACCTCGTGGAGCCTGCGGTGAAACGATCGCCACATCACAGCCATGCCATCGTTACGGCGGAACTGGAGCTCGCCCAGCCCTCCCAGGCTCTCACCGTGTCTGTGGGTCATGTGCCTGGCGAACGTCTCGTCATCCATGTTGTCAGGGGATACCACAACGGGGTCCATGGCTTGCTCCTTAGTCAGGGTCAACAACGTACAGCCTGTCCACTAGGACAGGGGTGCCGAATCCTGAGATGCGGCTGCCTTCTGCTATCACGACATCATGGCCCTCGGTGATACCGTCGATGGCCTTCTTGAGCTTCGGGAACACCCACCGGCTAATCCGTAGGTAGACCTCCTCATCGGTCGTGTCGTAACAGCGCAGGGAGCAGTATGCCAGCAGGTCCGGCCGCTTGAGTGTCCTGAGGATATCCTCTGCTTCCTCGCCTGTCCGCGAGCGACGGTTCTCAACCGCGTCCTGGTAGTTGCGGGTCTTGACGATCCCGACGTAGACAACCTTCGGGCCCTTGCCGTAGTTCTGGCGGCCGGTATCGCCGAAGCTCTGCTCCATCACGATGGCTGCCAGCTCGGTACCGTTGTGGGTCGGCCAGGGTATCCGCTTCTGGTCCCGGAGCCACTTGTTGACCTTCCCCATACGCTCCTGGGTGATGCGGAGCCCGAACGGATCGTCCGCCACAGAGAAGGTCTGCATGACCTGGATCGTCCTCGGGCCAATGCCCTTAATCTCCTCAAGCTGGGACCAGTCCTCAAACTCACCGAACTCGGACTTGTCTGCCTCGATGGACTGCGCGGTTCGCTCGCCGATGCCTGGGATCTGCATCCAGCCAGCCACGATGTCGTCCCGGCCGACGGTGGCCTGCCAGGTCATGCCGCTCAGCCGGAGCCGGGGCGGCGTGATCGTGATGCCGTGCGCTAGCGCGTCTTGCATCAGCTTGTACTGCTGCTCCTCGTCACCGGCCTTGGCTAGCGCCGCAGCCAGGAACTGTCGTGGGTAGTGAACCTTAAGCCACATGCACCAGTAGCCAATTAGCGTGTAGCTAACCGAGTGGGCCGTGACGAACGAGTACGTGCCCGAGGTCACCATCAGCTTCCAGATCCGGTCGGCCAGCTTCCTGTCCATACCATGGAGGCGCTCGGCTCCCTCCAGGAACTTCTCCTCGCTCATCTGGAAGGCTGCTTCACCGACCTTCTTGCTGATGATGCGCCGGATCTGCCCGACTGAGAACCAGTCAAATCCCCCGAGGTCCCGGAGGATCCGGAGAATTTGCTCCTGGTAGATGATCTGGCCCTTGGTTCGGTCCGTTACCTCGTCCACGAGCGGGTGGAGCCGGGCTGCCTTCTGCTTGCCGTGCCGGACGGCAACGTAGGTGGCGGTCGTGCCCGAGAACAGCGGCCCCGGCCGGCTCAGCGCGTTGACGTCACTCAGCTCGGTGAAGTCCCGAGCCTGGACATCGCGGGTGACGAGCCGGGTAGCTCGGCCCTCGAACTGGAACACGCCCACGACGTCGGCCGCTCGGAACGCATCCATGACGTCCTCGTCATCAAGCGGTAGCGCGTACAGATCCTCCAGGCTCATGCCGACGGCCTCAAGGCACCGGGCGATCACGCTCATGGTCGTGAGCCCGAGGAAGTCCAGCTTGATGGCGCCAGCGTCCTCAACGTCATACTTGTCCAGGCTCATTACCTGGACGCCGTTCCGCTCGTAGATGGAGCAGATGTCGGTGAGCGGCCCGTTACACACCACGAGCCCGGCCGCGTGGACGCTCATCCCGCGGACGTTACCCTCCAGCCGGGTTGCCTTCCGCATATCCGGGAAGGCCTCGAACGCAGCCTTTGCCTGGGGGAACATCTCGACGGTATCAGCCAGCGTGGCATCGAACCGGGAGTCACCGCCCGAGCGCTCGATGACCAGGCTGCCTACGGCTTCCTTGGCCTGGATCGGGATATTGTAGACGCGGCAGACATCAAGGAGCGCGTTCTTGCCCCGGTACCTGATGAAGTTGCCGACCTGGCCGACGCACTCTCGGCCATACTTTCCCTCCAGGTATTCGCGAACCTCCCAGCGGCGTTCATCTTCAAAGTCAGTGTCAATGTCTGGAGGGTCCGCTCGGGACGAGTCCAGGAAACGCTCAAACAGGAGGCCGGGGTGCTGGTACGGGTCAACCTCATGGATGCGGAGAAGCCACGCCACGACGCTAGCAGCCACGCTTCCTCGTCCAGGACCAACAACGATGCCGTGGTCCTTTGCCCACCTGATAGCATCCGATACGACAAGGAATACATCCTGGAAGTCCTTCTCTAGAATCAGGCCGAGCTCATACTTCACACGCCCGGCATACCAGTCACGCTCTACCTTCGGCCGCTGCCCCAGCCCACGGTAAGCCCAGCCGAACCGGGCCCACTGAAGCAGTAGGTCAGCGCTCGTCATTCCGGCCATGAAGAGTCCTTCGCCTTAATGTCGGCCCGGCCGAGAGCCCAGCCTGCCTTCACCATGGCATTCCCGATGGAGTGGCAGTGCGGGTACTCACCGTTGTTAGACCCGATGCACCAGTCGCATACCTTCTGGCCGTCCCGGGTCTTGTTCTCGCAGGGAACCCAGTTCTCCTTGGCGCAGCAGCTAATGCAGCGGCAGGCATTCGTCATGTCCATCAGCTTGTTGATACCGGGACCGATGATAATGGCGATGGCCCGCTTGATCATACCCATGGTTCCATGTCCTCCTCTGTGGCCGGGTAGCGCAGCCGGTCCGCCCTCGGGAGCGTCACGTTGCACCGGTCAGCGATGGCGCCGCTAGTCTCGATAGCGGACCGGGCCGACCACTCGTTGATGCCGGTCCTGAGGAGCCTGGCAAGCAGCTCATCATCGGACGCGGGTAGCGTCAAGGGTACCTCGTAATTCCATTCACGCATAGCATCGTCCACGCTCGCCTTTCCCCGGTGGACCGCGTGAAGCACGGCCTGCATCTCAGCGTCCGCCATCGCCGGGTAGTGGACGTCATGCGTCACCACGAGCGGCACGCCCATGTCCTGGCTCAGCACAGTGTATGCCGCATTCATGGCGCGTGAACGAGGAAGCTCGTAGAACGGCTGAACCTCCAGATAGTAGTTGTCCCCGAAGATATTAACGAACTTCTCAATCACCGCTCTGGCGGCCTCGAAATCCGGATCGTCAATATGCTCCGGTGTGCCCTTGCCGCCCAGGAGCGCACAAGCAAGCTGCGAGCCGGAACAGCCAGAGAGTACAACCAGACCTTCGGCATGCTCCGCCAGGGATCGTCCACCAACTGTTGGATGGTAATGGAAGTCGATGTAGCTCTGCGTGACGATCCTGTTGAGGTTCCTGTACCCTTCATCATCTGCCGCCAGGATTGTGAGGTGATGCTTCCACTGGCTCCGGGCCGGGGACCCCTCAATATTGGTCGGCCCGGTATAGGCCTCCAGTCCGAAGACCGCCTTGATGCCTGCCTTCTTCGCAGCCTTCTCTGCCTGGAAGTGAGAGGAGGTGTTGCCGTGCTCGGTCACCGCCATAGCCGTATAGCCGAGCTCGGCCGCGCGCTGGAAGTGCTGGGCCGGGGTCCCGAAGCCGTCACCAAAGCTGAACGTGGTGTGCCCGTGGAGGTTTGCGAAGTCCATCATGCCTCCGGCTTCGGGGGCCAGTCCTTCGGCATGTTCTTGATGTCCTTGATATCGAACTTGATCTCGCCGGCCGCCAGCCTCCGGTACCAGTCCGGAATCTCACCGGAAGGCGTCCACCCGTATTGCTCCGGGGTCCGGGGCGGCAGCCTCTCCCATGACTCGTCTATGATCTGCATCATGCCTCGGCTAGCTTCGGTCCGGTACAGAGGTTCGGGCTGAGGAGGACACTTCTCCCGGCCGCCGCAGATGTCACACAGCAGGTCCTCCCGGGTGGCCTGCCGATGGCACTGGGCGAAGCCGTATCCACACCGGCAGCGCCACTCCTCGTGCTGAGGCGCGGTGGCCTCGGTGACGTTCTCGTGAGTCCAGCAGCACATCTCGCTTCTCCAGAATCGGTATAAACCGGGCTAGCCCCTGCACGGCCCTGCATTGTCCTCTGTGGCCACTTACCCTCTCCCGGGTACAATGACCCATTGAAAGACTGCAGTGAGTTTTCCCTGGTCAAGCTGGTAATTCAAAAACCAGTTCACCCGTCTCCGGGCTCGCCCCACTCGCCCCAGGGCTTGCCTTTGCCCTCCAGGCGGAGGTAGAATCCGCAGTAGTTGATCATGTCAACTGCGTCCCCGAAGTCGAACCGGCCGTGTCGCCAGCTGTGGTGAACGAGCCGTGAGGCACGCTTCCGGATCTCGGCCATCTGTCCCATCCAGCCGGACTCGCGCCAGCTTCCTCCCTCCGGGTCATACCCGCGCTCGCACATGATCCGGAGAGCGGGGAGGATTGCATCCACTAGCTGATCCACCGCGTCCGGGGTCGGGGTCAGGCAGCAGCGCTCCAGGAACTCGTGCGCCGCGTCAACGTCCTTCTCCCGGTCGGACTCGATGAACGGGTGATCGGACGGATCGTGCGAGCGCCGCACGACGGTACAGCGGGCGCACCGGTCAACGCTAGATGTCATGATGCCCTCCTTGCTGCGCCCTCACGGAGCGGCTCCATTGGGTCGATGTCGACCCAGGTTGCGACCGGGTCCCCGGCCGCGTGGTGTGCTTCCACCCGTTCCCGGATTGCGCACCAGCGATCGGTAGCGGCCATGAACTCACACTTCCCGGTGAGGAAGCAGACCGGCTTGAACAGGCGGCCGATTGCTTCCTGCTGCCAGCGCTCCTCGATAGGGCCGTAGCTCTGGATGGCGTGGATCATCCTGGCCCAGACGTTCTTCCACTCGGCCTGAGCCTGAGAGCACAGCCGCATCCCTGCATGGTCGGCGAGGTTCCGGAGGTTGGTCTTGTAGTGGATACGGGTTGTGATGTTGGTCGGCAGGAGGCTACGCGCGTCCTCGGCCGGGACGCCCGCGCTAACGAGAGCGTTGTAGGCATGAGTTACGTCGATCACGGCCTCGGCCCACCGGACGCGGCGTGGGTCATCGTCGGCCAGAGCTGCGATCGTCGGCGGCATCGCCACCTCCCACTGCGCGTCGGCCTTGACGGCGAAGCGCTGCGACTCCTGGACGAACACGGCCGTCCGCTGCCGAACTAGCTGATGCGTGAATGCCCGGGTAACCCCCTCGATCAGGAAGTGGAGATCAATGAACTCCAGCCCCGCGCTGAGCGTGGTCCGGGTCATGTCGGTCAGCCAGTTCTCGGCCGTCTCCCGCGAGATCTCGTCCGGGCGGCGCACGACGCGGCCCCGGTAGAGCTCGGTTGCGCTCGCCATCACCCGGAGCGGGTTGGCCGTCATGCTCACCAGCGTCACGCACGGCTCAACGTGCCCGAAGACCTCAGCGCTGTTATCGGGCTCGGCAAGGTACATCGCCTCGTCAGCCCACCGCTCCATCTCGCCGCTCATGACTTCCCGTCCCGGACCTCGGCCCAGCTGGCTGCCATTGCGGCCGTCTGGACCAGTTCCTTGACTAGCTTGTCGATGTCAACTAGGCGATGCTCAACCCTGGCATCGTTGAGCTCCCGGGCCACCTCGCCAAACTCCTCGGCCAGGATAGCCAGACGCCTGTCATCGCCACCCTCAATATCCGGGTTGAGCATTGAGTTGGACCGGTGAAGCAGGTGTGCCCTGGTCGCCTCGTCCTGGATGGCCATCAGCGTTTTGTCGCTGAGAACCGTGCTCACGGTACCTTCTGCGCTGTTGTCACGGCGTACCACATTCAACTTGTCCTCGGTCGGGGGTCTGTTGAGGGAATACCACCCCGGTAGGTGGTGTTCTTCCTGCTTATGACCAAGGAGCCATCCTGTCCTACACAACACAGAAGCATAGCTCGACACGGAATCCCTTGGCATATCGAGTTCGCGCGCAATTCTGTCACGTTGTCTGTGCTTACCGATACCCAACTTCTGGAAGTACGCCAGAACTTCCTTCTCGCCTTTGTGTGTTGGTGGCTTGCCCCACCACAGTTCTTCAGCCATCATCTGCCGCCATTCATCGTGATGATGGAGCCGGTTAGGTATTCCGGCCCCCTGAGGGTGTTGAAGACAAGGTCAGCTACCTCGGCTGGCATGCCGCGCCTACCGGCCGGGCACTGGGACCGCTCGTACTTGTCTGCGTGCTCCGGGGTCCAGTCCCTGATCTTCGGGACGGTCCGGTCAATGTACTCTGTCATCCCGGTGTTGTCGATCATGCCGGGCGAGACTGCGTTGACCCGGATGAACGGCGCAAGCTCGCGGGCGGCGCACCGCACAGCCATATCGAGTGCAGCCTTACTGGCGCAGTAGGCCATGCTGGTCCGCATCGGCCGGGTAGCGGCGTCACTACTGACTGCCACGACAGACCGGAGCATCGGCGGCCCGAGCCGGCTCATGTAGCCGGAACGACGCGGGAGCGGCATCGGCACTGCGATATCGGTGACGACCTGGAGCACCCGCATGAATCCCATGACGTTGACGTTCATAATGTCCATCGCCTCGTCCGGGTCTAGGTCCCTGATCCAGCTCAGCGTGTTGATGCCTGCCGAGTAGACGATGCCCTCAAACCCTCCGACCTCCCGCCAGAAGCCCTCGATGTCGTCCTGCTCCCGGACATCCACCTCAGCGGCCCCGGTAGAGATCACCTCGTCATTCGCGTACATGCAGCGGTTAGCCACAGCCTCCCCGATCCCCGAGGTACCGCCAATTACCCAGACCTTCATTTCAGCCACCTATCTGCCGTCTCTATTACGGCAAGCATCGTCTTGCGCCATGGGTCGTCCGTGAAATCACTGACCCGGGGAAGATCAGCAGGGTAACGGTTGTAAGGCTGATCCCGGACAAATCCGTTAAGCCCCAGCTTATGCGTCTGGTAAACCAGGTCAACTAGGTCGTCCAGGACGGCCACGACCGAAAAGGCCGGCACCAGCTTCACAAGATCCCGGTACTTGTTCGGGCCGTAGAGCAGTCCGTCAAACTGGACGTGGTTCCGGCGGAGCCAGTGCCGGGTGTCAGGGTCGATGTTGTCAAGCCGGAGATACGGCCGTGTGGTACACAACCAGACCTTGGCTCCGGCGTGCCGGAAGTCACGAATCATGTCGGCCGCACCCGGGTACACCGGCATGCTCCGCTTCATGCCGCCCTGCCGATAGGCCAGCTTGCACTGCCGGTAGGTTGCCTTGCTCATCCCGAGGTGCCTGTGGAACGGCAGAGCCGGGTTGATGTCGGCTGGGTCGGGCATCTCACGCCCAGTCCACTCCTGGGCAAACCGGGTGAAGTGACCGTGGTAATCCCCGAGGGTCCCGTCAATGTCTAGGGCCACGACCGGCCGGGGCATGGTAGTCCGGATCGTCATATCGGTCACAGGCTTGCGATGTGGTCGATGGTCGCGCGGTAAGCCTCGTGGACCAGAGCACCCTTCTTCCACTGGCCATAGCGGCCGGTCCGGGCGATGGTAGGCCAGCAGTCACAGGTTGTGCTCAGCGGCTTCCGGACGCGGGATGCGTTGGCTGGCGCCATGGCCCCGTTGGCGTCGCTCCACTCTAGGGTGGCGTGCCCGAAGATCTTGCTGGCCCGGTACCACGACGGGTGCCGGAGCCCGTTACAGATCACGGTGCCCTCGGGGAGATCCTCCGGGACGAACTGACCCCGCTCGGGAGCGTCACCCAGTGCTGCTATCTCCTGGGACACGAAACGGTGGTGGTCGTTCTCACATATCACCGGGAGCGGGACTGTGCTGATGACGGTGTCAAACCCAATCAGGATCTTGCTCGTGATCCAGGCCGGGCTGATATCGGCGGGCACGACGGACGGCCCGTAGATGTTCCACAGCTGATCGTAGGTGTGCCGGATGTCCCAGGCAGCGTGCGCCTCCTCCAGCGTGCCCGGGCTGACCGGGCCGGAGTAGCCTGGGCCATAGACCTTGAGACGGTAGTCATCCTGGCTCCCGCGGAGCTGATAGCTGATCTCCTGGGGCACGCCGGGCGGAATGCCCGGGATCGGCTCGTGAAGGTACTGGGCTCCGAACATCTCGCTCTTCCGGGGCTTGCTGAAGATGTGAGCCTGGGCCCCGGTCCGTTCGGCCGCGAACGCGGCCACGAGCCCGGCTGGCCCACACCCAAGAATTGCTACGCGCACTGTTCTCTCCTTGTCTCGCCCGGTTCCTTCCCTCAGGGGACCGGCCCAGCGACGGGGTGCCGGGCCGGTCCGCTCAGGGGAGGTGGGCTAGAACGGAGGCTCGGTGTCGTCGCCGGCCGCGCGGGCTCCCCGACGGCCACGCGCTGGCGCGGCTGCCTTGGCAGGTGCGGCCTTGGCAGCCCGGCCCCCACGGGTAGGTGTGGCCCTGGCGGCCGTCGGCTTAGCGGCCGTCCTAGCGCCACGGCCCCGGGCCGGGGTAGCGGGCTCCTCGGGCTCATCGGGCTCGCTGCCGTTCTCGGACTGATCGTCAGCCGCGTCGAAGGGGAGCCACTGGCCGACGCGGGCCTGCCAGTTGCCCTGGTACTTCTCCCGGGCCGTGACGATCCGGCACCAGGACGACTCGTCATCGCCGGGCACCAGGGATGCGATCTTCTCGATCGGAGCGCCGTTGTTGTCGTCATCGTCCTCGACGTACAGCTTGGACTTGGGCCCCAGGACGTCCGTGAGCTTGAGGCCGAAGTTGCGCAGGAACGGTGCCCACTTGAACTTGGCGCTGGTGATCAGCGGGTAGTTGTCCCAGAACGGGCAGCCCTCGTACTCCGCGAGCTCGTCATCATCCTCGTTGCCCTCTGCGACGAACAGGATCTTGAGCATGGGGTCCTCGCCGGTACCGTCTGCCTTAGCAGCGGTGTAGGTGAACCACATCTTCTTGATGTAGCCGGCCAGGATGAGATCGGACGGCGGGATCTCGCCCTCATAGTCTTCCCTGGGCGTTCCGTCCTCGGTGAACTCTGCGCTCTCCAGTTCATCGATGTCGAAGCCTTCTGTTACCTTGAGCCTTGGCATGCTGTTCTCCTTGCCCGGTAGTCCCGGTCTGTGGGATGTACGACCTACCTTACCTGATGGAATCCCTGATCATATCGATGAATTCGGCCATCACCCCGAACTCACCCTCGTGAACGTCCTGGTGGTTGCCGAACACGCTGTAGCGGTCCTTCGCCACGTACGGCGGATAGGGCTGGAACAGCATCCTGCGGATCGTTTCGCCGGCGGCCTCGCTGGCCGGGCCGGAGATGTTGTACCAGGAAACGATACCCATCTGCGCCCTGATGTAGTTACAGATGGCGTAGTCCTTGCCGGTGATTGCCGGCAGCACGATGTCTTCGCCCTCGGAATCGGTCTTGTACATCTCCGTGCAGATGAAGATCGTGTTGAACTGGGCGGCCACCATCTCATCGGTCCAGCGCGTGAAGCCATTCTGCCACTTCTGGTGGTCCTGGATTGCCGGGATGTCAAGGTCCCGGGATGCGTTCTCCGCATTCCGCATCCGGAGGAGCCACCGCATGTAGAGGATCTGGCCCTTGGTGTGGCTGTCGACGATCAGCCAATCCTCTGGGCCGAGCTTCTCCTTGGCCACGGTGGCCGCAGCCACGACGTGCTCCCAGTCGGGGGCCCGCATCAGCCCAGCCTTGCTCCCGGCCCGCTTGGCGCTCACGGTGCCCTGCTCGGTATCCAGGAAGTAGGCGTTGGGCGCTCCGCCCGCTACGATGGTCTTGCCCACGCCGCTCGGGCCGTAGATCAGCCAGTTGATGCTGGGGTTGGTAGCCCCGAGCGACTCAATCTCGATGGAGACCGGGGTGACCTCGATCCCAGTTGGGTTTTCCCTCTCCTGGGAGTGGGTCTTGGCGCGGGTGGTCCGCTGGCCCCGCTTAGCTGCTGCTGGCATCTAGTCCTCCTTGAAATCCCAGAGCCAGTCAAAGAACTGGCCCGCATCCGTGTAGTGACTGGCTCGGCTCAGCGCATAGAACACGTTTGGCCTCGGGCCGATAATCGCGATGGGCTTGCCCTGTCCGATTGCGTAGCCGTACTCGACGTGGAGCCCTCCGGTGCTACTCGGGACACCCGTGAACACGGCCACGAGCTGGGCCTTGTCGATATCCAGCAGGTCACGGATGGCCCCGTCAATGGCTTTCTCCTCGTCCGCCTCCACGGCCGGGCCGTCCATCCCCACGGGCTCGACGGAGCGGATCCAGTGGCTGGTAACCTCGTGCCCGAGCGCAGCCAGGTGGTCGGCTACGTCGCACATGGTTTTCTTCTGGGCCCAGGATGCAGCCAGGTAAATTCTCATCATTCGCTCGCAGACTTCTGGTATCTGTCGTATGGTGAACGTCTCGTGTACAGGGAATCGGCTAGCTCCAGCCAGGCATCGCCACCGTTCTCATGAAGCTTGCACATGTTGAAGTAGTCACAGAACCGGGCGCAGTGGCGGCCGGTGAACTTGAGTACGGGCATCGTCCCGTCCCGCATCGCGTTCATCCAGGTGACCTCGTCTGCCAGCCGCTGCATCTGCGACCTGAGCTCGCCCTGGTTCCGCTCAACCGTGTGGCGCACGAACGGGGGTGAGCTCTGCTTCTTGCTCACCTCACCGTTCAGGTTGAGGTATGCCCCATCGGCGTTACGCGGCCGGGGGTCGGGCTTGGCCTTCCTGAGGAAGTTGTAGACGATGCCTGCGATCTCCTCATTGGGCTTGAGCACCTTCATGCCCCGAAGGACGGCCGTTGCTACGGCCCAGTAGCCACCAGCCTGATCGTCAAGCTCCAGGTACGCCAGGTCAATCTGGCTAGCGGTCTTGTGCTCAATGAGGTAGATGCGGCCGTCGTCCTTGCTGCGCATCACGCCGTCGAACGTGCTGAAGAACCAGGCGATGGCTTTCCCGTGGCTAGTGACCTTGACGTTGAACGGCTGCTCAATAGCGATGATCTGCCAGCCGGGATCCTTGCCGTACGTGTTGACGTAGTTCTCCAGCATAGCGATGCCGAGCTCCACGGCGTCCATGTACTTCGGCTCGTCATACCACTCAGCGTCACGCTCGGTCAGCTGGGCTCGGATCTCACGCATCTCGTCGCCGGCCCAGGCCTCAAACGTATCGGCCGGATGCGGCCCGCGCTTGTAGCCATTTAGGTACCACTCGGCTAGCGCAATGTGAACGCCGGTCCCAAACCACAGGGCATCGGCTACCTCACCGTTAGGCACCAGCCCCTCCCGGAAGCGCCACCACCATTTCTGAGGGCACGTCTTGACGGTGTTCCGCTCGGTCGTGGTAATGACCGGGAGGTTTCCGGTATCAGTGGCCATGCCGCCCACGGCCAAGCTTGAGCGCACTGATGGCCTCGGCTGTCTCGTTGCGGCACGGGCACTCGGGGCAGATACAGAAGCCGGTGAGGTGACCCTGAGCGGGGAAGGAGGGGTTCCAGCAGTTACGGCAACGACACCAGCAGTACCGGAGGCCCTCCATCATGTGCATGCTGTCATGCTTAGCAGCCGGGGCCTTCTCGGGCATTTTCCTGGCGGGCACGCCCAGCTTGATCGTCGGAAGCGTCATTGGATGCACCATCGTTCCTCTCGCCCAGTTAGGGTGGGGTGCCCGGGTAGGCTTTGATTCCCACATATCCATGCCGCTCTCGGGCACCCCTGTGCGCACGCGGCTTCGGGGCGGAGACTGGATTTGAACCAGTGACCTGTTGGTTATGAGCCAACCGAGCTACCGAGCTGCTCTACTCCGCCTTGACCAGAGCACCGGGCTGGGTCGGCCAACCCGGTGCTCCGGGGTCCTTCTAGTACGGCGCTGCGGTACCCGCAGCTGCCTTGCCACGGCCACGCTTGGCCGGCGTGGCCTTGCCAGCCGCAGCCTTGCCGGGCGGACGACCGCGCCTGGCGGGAGTGGCCTTGGCCGGGGTCTCGGTCTCGGCCTCGGCCTCGCCGTTGCCCGCTGCGCGCGCCTCACGCCGCGCGGCGGTGCGGCCTCGGTTGAACTGCGACCGCTGGAAGTCCGGGTAGAGCGTGACGCCCAGGAACATCGAGTCCTTGTCGATCTCGACACCCAGGACCCCTTCCAGCCACTCGTGGTAGTCCTCCATCTTGGCGGTGGGGGCCTTGTCCAGGTAGCCGGTGAGGTCACGCTCGACGTCGTACTCGTCGGCAGCAGGCGCTGCGACCTTTGCCATTGTTCTCACTCCTTGCTTGGTGCTGATATGATGTCCAGGGCTAGAACTATACCCCCTGCCCTGGCCTGGCGCTACCGTTTTGGCCGGTTTTCCCGGACGAAGTCCATCAACGGCCCCGGATGCGCCATTCTCAATGGTGAACAGGCTCTTACCGGCCGCCCTGACGGTCACGGCCCCTCTCTCCCAGGGCTCAACGCTGACGCCGTGCTCGCTGACAATCTCAAGGATGCGCAGAGCCGTAGCTGTAGGTAGCCGGTAGTATCCGGTCAGCACTCGGCGCGTAGCCGGGCCATCGAGAGTCTTCACCACTTACCACCGTGGATAGCGCTCCGGGCCTTCCAGCCGGGGATGTAGTCATTAAGCATCCGCTGCCAGGACACGCGCATGGCCCTGCCTGGCTCGCTAACGTACTGCGGCCACATGTCGTGTACGAGGGTGTGGCACGCGAGCTCCCGTTCCGTACGGGCCACCCTACCGCCTGCGTAGGTGTTGAGGCCGCCCGGTGCGTAACGGGCCCCGATGGCGTCACAGTAGACGTCGCAGTGAACCAGCCATGGAATCTTCCGGGAGATGCCCTGCCGCATGAGCTCATGGTCTTCCCCGAGGCAGTCCAGCCGCTTGTCGAAGTTGCCCACTTCCAGGGCCTTCAGCGTGTTGAGCGCAAACAGCTGCATGCCCCAGCCGGACGGGCACAGGATCACGCCGCTGTTGGCGCTGACAGCCCCTCCCGAGAACCAGTCATGGAGCCGGCGCACGGCCCCGATGCCCAGGACGTTATTCTCAGCGGCCTCCTCGAGCAGGAGGCGCATGTCTGATCCTTCCTGCGGCCGCATATCGTCATCGCTCATAATGAAGGAGGCCAGACCCTCTGATGCGGCATCACGCACGGCGAAGTTCCTGGCATAGCCGATGCCACGCTCACGGGACTTCGGCCGGATTGCCGTGACCCAGCCACGCCACCCCATCCCCCGGATTAGATCCCTGTGCTCCTGGTACTCGGATGACTCAACCACCAGCCTGACTGGAATCTCCTGGTCCAGCCAGAACGGGATGACCTTCTTGAGGTTGTTGGGTCTGTTCCTGGTTACTACGTAGGCGGTCATGGCTTCCTCTCGTTTCGCCCGGTCGGTGAGGTCTAGCTTACCCGGCCACTAGCGGCCAGGCTATCCCGTCACGATACCAGTACATCGCCATATGGGGGCCGTGGCTGCCGGTACCGGGGCCGTTCCCGAGGCAACAGTACTCTCCTGGCCCGAACGCCATCAGGGTATCCAGGCACCACGGGCAGACACCCCGGGCAATCGACGCGCGGACTGCGTCCAGGTAATCCTCGACGTCGGCATCCGGGTCAAGCTTCCACGGATCACCGGGAGTGGCCAGCGACATAACGTGATCCAGCGATCCGGGGCGGATCCCCTCAGTCATGATGCCTCCTCCGCCAGCTCGGTCAGCCGGTTCAGCCGGTCGGCTATCGCCGTCACTGCGTGTAGGATGCCGAGCTGAGCGAGCAGGATCAGGTCATCGTTGGTCACGTTGTCGCTCGGGTCTTCGATGCTTTCCTGGATCACAATTGACATTCGCTTGGCTTCCAGGATGTGTTCCTCGGCCCCCGGGTACGGCTGGCCCTTGCTCATGGCTAGCGCTTCCTCTCGATCGTTGCCTTGTCCCCGATCCGGAGGTCCCGGATCACGGCCGCCAGATCATATGCTGTCTTGGAGGTGATCGTTACCCGCTGGCCGTCCCGGGTGACTGTCACCGTGAACTGCTTCATCGTTCCTCCTTGGCCGGGCAGACAAATGGCCCGGCCGCTACACCGGGCCATTTGCCGGACGTTTCAACTACCGACGCAAATGGCTTCCCACCTCTCTATTCTAGCCTATCGGAGACTGGTTAGTCTCCGACGATCGAGCGGGTCCAGCCTTCGCCGGCCGGGCCCTTGTAATACATGGCCAGCGACGGCGCATGGGTGGCCGGGCCCTTGTAATACATCTTGTAATACATCTTGGGCGTGACCGGTGCGGCCGGTGCGGCGGCTGCGACCGCACCGCCCAGGCCAGCGCCCAGGGCGAGTGCGGCGGCTGCTGCGATGACGCGTGCTCGGATCTGCATCATTTCCTTCCTCCTCTCCAGAGATAGCCGTTGCGGTCCCGTCTATCTCCGTGGGCGGACTCCTCGCTCTGGCGATGGGGGCCTCCTCGTTGCGGGGCCTACTAGTTTAACCCGGGCTCGTTTCCGGCCTATTTTATGGCACCTCCCTGAGCATCTCGGGCCTGGCCTCCAGCAGGATACGGCGCTGGTCGGCCCCGTTGCTAGCCATCCATTCATCCACAGTTCCCTCGGACAGGAGCCGGTAGACGGTCACGTTGTGAATCCTGCTCACGCGGTGAATCCGGTCAACAACCTGCTCCTCCTCGTCCGACGTCCACGGCTGGTCCACCAGGATCATATCGTCGGCCTGGTCTAGCGTGATAGCCACGCCCCCGGCCTTCATGTTGATGATGGCAACCCGGGCCGTGTCGTCCGGGTCAGCGAAGCGCTCAACCAGGGTTGCACGGTCACGGTCGTTTGTCTCGCCGGTCAGAGTCAGGTTCTCATAGCCAGCCCTGGCTAGCTCGTCGCTGAACAGCTTCACCAGCTGGGTGAACCCGGTGGCGATGACTACCTTACCCTCCTGGCCGGCCCGCTCCTCAAGGAACTCCAGGATCCAGTCCAGCTTGTTGCTCGGCAGGGCCATCCGCATCTGGTTGCCGGCCCCAGCTGTCGCGTAGGCGCATGCGAACTGGCGCCTCCGGGTGATCTCGGCCAGGACGCCGTTGGCGGTCAGCGTCCGGTCCCCGAGTCGGACCGTGGCCAGCTTCACCATGTCGTCGTAAGCGTCAGCCTGCTTCCCGTCCATCGGCAGCCACACGTAGTTGCCGGCCTCGGGATTGCCCTCGGGAGGAGTTCCCGCGTAGACGATCGGGGGCAGGTCGGTGGCAACCTCGGCCTTGGTACGGGCCAGGAAGTACGGCCGCATAGCCCGGTCGAACGCTTCCTGGTCCAGCGGCTCCCGGCCGACCGTCAGGCCATAGCCGTCACTCTCGACACCGAAGTGAGTCTTGGCGTAGTTCCAGAAGCTAGTGAACACGTCGGGCCGGAGCCAGTTTAGCGTGCCCCATGCCTTCGCCAGGTTGCTCCTGAAGGGAGTTCCCGACAGGGCTATGGCGAGGCTACCCGCGTCCTTGCTTAGGCGCTTACGCAACAGCACAGCGCCATACCGGACCTGGGTGATTCCCTTGCTCTGGACATTCTTGGTCGTGGCCAGCGCGTTGTGGCTCTCGTCCACCACGATCGCATCCCAGGTCTGCCCGAACAGCCACGGCCACTCCTGCTCGGGCACGACCTCGTGGTCATGCGCGAGGGGGCAACCACCCTTGAGACCCGGGGCCTTGTTCCACGTCGGCAGGGGAGGGTCCCACTGGAGATTCTTCTTGCCCTTGACTCGGGTCAGGCTGTACCCGCCACCCGGGACGTTCCCGCCCGAAGGAGGCTGCTTGCACACCCAGGTCTTCCGCACCCGCATCATCTCGGTGTTGATGATCAGCATCTTGGGGCCGGCATACGGCATCTCGGCGAAGGACTGCATCGCCTGCTCGCGCTGGGCGCGGGTGCCCTGCGCCACGAACGGCATGATCGTGGGGGACCAGCGATTCGTCTCGCGGGCCCAGACGGTCCGGGTAGCGGTACGCGGGCAGACCACGAGGATGCGGCGGGCACCGGTCTCAACCAGAGCGGCCAGGGTCTGAAGTGTCTTGCCCAGGCCGGGCTGGTCGCCCAGCAGAACGTGCTGGCCCAGGGACAGGAACGCAGCACCGTCCTTCTGGTACGGTCGGGCATCCATCGCCAGGGCTAGCTGCGGAGCCTGCTCCTCAACACGGACCAGCCGGGCCGTAGCCTTCCCGGCCCGGATATCCTCCAGCGCGGCCTCGGCCACGAGCTCGGCCCGTGCCCAGGTAACCAGCGGCGGCAGGATCTCCAGCTCCTGGCCAAATACGCGGCGCAGGACGCGGCAGGTATCCATGGCCAGCGGGCAGCGCCATACCTTGTCATCGCCATTCCAGCGTGCGCCAGGAACCTTATGAATCTGGTCAACCGCAGTCTTGGAGTAGGGGAAGCGCACCAGGATCTTCCGGCCGTCCGTGGTGCAGGTAACAGTCATCGCGGGCTCCCGTCCTCGCAGTTGTAGCCGGGAGACGGAGGATCAACGTTGAACACAGAAACGGTCAGGCCCGGACGGCTCCGGATCTCCTCTGGCAGGTGGTAGTCGCAGGTCATCCGCGCGTCAAGCTCGGGGCTGTGCTGGTACACAACAAACGTTGCGGGATTCTGGCAGGTCATCGTGGTACTCCTCATTCGCCCGGTATTGCCTAGTACCAGTATACCCCATCCGCCCGGTGGAAGCTACCGAATTGTTATTCCTTTCCGGCCTTCCTCAGGAAAGCCTCCGTCTCATCGGCTAGCACCGAGCCCTGGTCGCTGATGTCGTCGGGCACATCAACGATGCTGTCGTCGGCCGGGCTGGCGCCGCCACGTACCGTAGCGATGCGCTGAACCATGGTGCGGTTCTTGTCGTGGTTCCAGATCCACACCGTGTGGGCCAGGATCCCGAGACCGGCCAGGGCCAGCGCTCCGACAATGCACAGCATCGTGATCACGACGGTGTGGATGATTGCCTCGCGGTGCTGGAACACAACCACCGCCAGGAAGACGATGGCTATCGCGACGATGATGCTCGGGGAGCACTGGGTGCGGTTGATGGCCCGAAGCCACCATCGCTCAACCCACTTGGGCATGACTTCCTCCTACCTTCTTCCTACCAGCGCGTAGTTGCGCAGGTACTCGGGCTCATCGTGGAATCCCTGAACCCATGTCCTCTTGTTTCCTCTCACCATAAGGATACGCCCAACTCCTCCCTTTGGCTCCTCGTACGGGTTGCCGATAATCCTGCCGAACTGGTTACGGTTGTAGCCGGCCATGCCGATCTCGCCCCAGCCGTCCCGTAGGCTGATGCCGCCCAGAGCCTTGTCGGTCATGTTCTGGAACATCCACTCTCCGCGGATGTGAACCTGCCGGCCAAGGTTACGGATCGGCTCAATGGCCTCCGACCACACGGGTGGCTGGGCCGGGCCTCCGGTCTCCTTGATCTCATTGGTGTAGTACGTGCGCAGGTTCGTGGCGAGATCGTTGCCCTCATCTATCAGGAGCCAGATGTCATCGAAGTCCTCGTAGCTAGCCTGGTGCGTCCGGACGGCCGTGTAACGGTCTAGCATGACCTTGTGGAGGGTAAAGAACAGCTTGTAGATCTGCCCCATCCCGGTGACCGGGTCCTCGTAGATGTGGACCCCGGGGATACCGTGCATGTCGTGGAAGCTGACCTGCTTGGTGTCAACGCAGTAGACCTCAGCCCTAGGGTCACGGTGGCAGATCTGCGCCAGCTTCACCTGGAACGCGGTTGACTTCCCGGTGCCCGGGCTGGCTGAGCGCAGGATCCACGGCGTCTCGCCCCGGTGACTGGCCACGTACATCTCGTGATCGGTGTCCAGGCCAACCCCGAAGTCGCCATGAGGGAGCTTCTCCATCTGGGGCAGGTAGTCCCGGAACCTGGCATAGCCGGGCAGGCTACGCACGACCGGGACCCAGCTGACCGTGCGCGGTACCGAGCTCGTGCTCCAGGTAAACTGGAGCCGCGCGCCGGTCTGCGCCCGGATGATGTCCTGGACGTGCTCCTTCTGCTTCTCTAGGGCAGGGAACGTGTCAGGCAGAGCTAGGGTGCCCATGTCAGCCCCGATGGTTAGCCGGTCAGACGTTTCCATGGGGCTACAGCCAATGGGCTCAGAGAGCAATACAGCCATGACGCTGGTCGGGATGCCACCGTCTAGCTTTGGCTTGGCCTCAACCACGGTGCCCTGCGCCCGGAACAGCTGTGGTGTATCAACACGAGGCACGGCACGGGCTCCGGGCCGGAACGACGGCAGTGTCTTGGCGATCTTCCGGGCAGGCTGATCCCGGGCTCGCTTGCGTGCCTTCTGGACCATCCAGGCAATCCAGGCCGTGATGCCAAGGATGAGCGCGACGACCAGAACGTTGACGGTAACGCCGGGTGCGGCCACGAGGCCGAAGCAGGAGCTAAGGAATGCCCAGACGATCGCGTTGTTGCGAAGAGCTCGCCTGCCACGCTTCCAGCGGGTGAAGTAGACGATGGCCCCCTCGGGGGTGGCCCGGTTGGTTGCCCCGGCCGCGCGCTTGAGCCTGGCCTCGTCCCCATAGCTCCGGTTCGGGTTAACATGCATGCCGCTGTGGATCTGCCATAGGACGATGTGGAGCTTGCTGTGGCTGTGTCCACTCCCGTGGCTGTGCCCGATCAGCGAGCGGAAGTAGCCATCACCGATCACCGCGCCTACGGCTACGTAGTACACGATCATCATCAGCGACCAGAAGAAGAAGGGGTTCGTCACGGCGTTACCTCCTCGGTAGCGCTTCCTGGAAGCGCTTCGCCGGTAGCGCTTCCGGGTATCGCTTCGCCGGTAACGGCTTGCCGGTAGCTCATCACCCCTCCGCTTCCCGCTGACGAGCCCGAGTAGCGGCCGTCCGGCACCGGGAGCCACAGTACCTCTGATCGGACCTCCTCCTGATGAAGGTCTCGCCACAATCCGGGGACTCGCAAGTCACGATCTGCGACAGCCCGGGGGCATCCGATTCTTCCCGTATCGTTTCCACAGTAGCGACTACTGTGGCGGGCTCGGGGGTAGCGCTCCCCGGCTCGGGTTCAGTAACGCTTCTGGCAGGTATCGTCTTGCGCGGCCGGGTAACGCTTCCGGTAACGGGCTGGGCGTCTGCGCGGGCGATAGCGTGATCGGTAACGGCCTTCATCCGTCGGCCCACGATCGTGCGCATCGACGTGAGCGCATTGGCAGGGAAGAACACCCAGGAAGCCACGCCGAACTTGGGCAGCCGGTCAGCGTACTGGCGGCCCGACTGGACGAGTGCCTTGCGCCTGGCGAATGACGTGTTGATGTCGAACACCACGACAGCCCCGATGGGCAGGCCGGCCCACAGCGGTACAGCCAGCAAGGTCTCGTGCCCGAGGAGGGCATGGAGGCTGTTGAGCCAGGACGAGAGCCCGGCGAACAGGTACATCCACAGCTTCGGCGCTGCGCTGGAGATCCCAGCGATGGCACGGGCCAGGCTCTGCTGCGCGAGGATCATCGCCGTGCCGTCGAACGCGGTGCTCATGCCGATGGCAAAGATCTTGGGCACGCCCAGGTGGCGCGCCACGAAATACAGGGAGTAGGCACTGATGGCAAGGATCACGCCGAGCACGATCATCCACAGGAAACGGCTTGCGGCCGCGCTGACGAACGTCCTAGCCCGATCGGCTCGGCCGGAGTTAGGCTTAGGCATGCCCGGCTCCTATCTTGGGTAGGTTCTGGGACAGGTGCCCCGGTCGGGCTGTCGGCCGGGGCACCGTAGGTAAAACTAACGCAACGATACGCTGTTTCACGCGGTAGCGCTACCCTTTCGGGATGCCTCCATCTCCGGGTCAGGTTCGATCAGGTCAACCAGCCCTTCCACCTTCGGTATGAGACCTTTAAGGCGGTTTAGGTCGGACCCTTTCAGGAACGCCCAGGCTACCCGGTGCTCAGCTAGGGTGTTCAGGGCCTCGTCGGCTGCCGTGATCCAGGCGCTCGCGGACTCGTGAAGGCACGGGCCCTTACCTTGCCCGTGTCGGTGCCCCCGGTCCGTGTGGCCGGTCGTTGCCTTCCTGCGCTTCCGGTCGGCTGGGCGGCGCACCTCATCGCTGTTGTAGACAGTCCCAAAGAAGGGCAGCTCAGAGTAGTCGGCCGGCTCGATACCTCCCTGGATAACCACAAGGTCCCAGCAGCGCCGCATGCACGTCAGATGGCCGATGCTGCCCTTGCCCCCGGCCGCCTTGATCTCGATGGACAGTGCCCCAAAGGACTTCTCCTGGAGCTCTTCGTAGATCAGCCTGGCCGCAGCCCAGCGCTGTGCGCTGCGAGCCTCACGGTCCACATTCGCGTACCCTTCTAGGGCCACGATCTCCGCAACACGTTCAGACACTGCGCCTCCCTGTACGCTGAGCGTAGCGTGCTCCGACTAGGTTACCCTTATTCCATGACTGTGCGAGCGATTGAGACGCGGTACGCGGGGTTCCGGATGCGGTCCCGGCTTGAGGCACGCTGGGCTGTGTTCCTGGACCACGCCGGCATTGAGTGGCAGTATGAGCCGGAGGGGCTGGAGGTTGACATAGGTTCCAGGCACCTCCGGTGGCTGCCAGACTTCTGGCTCGGCTCGGGCCAGTGGGCCGAGGTCAAGGGGCAGCTAGACCAGGAGTCAGCCCTGCGGCTGCTGTACCTAGCCTCGGGAGTCAGCGACTGCGGCACGGGTACCGACGTCGTGGTCCTAGGGCACATCCCGAGGCGCGACAGCCTACGCTGGCCGGTCCAGCTACACAAGCACGGCGACCTCTGGGCCGTTCCGTGGACCGTGGCCCCGGGCTGCCCGCTGGAGCAGGGCACGATGCGCAAGAAGATGCGCGGCCCCGTTGAGATCAGCTTCCTGCTAGAAGGGTTCATGTCTGGCGTTCCTGAGTCTGCCGTTGAAGCACTGAGCGCTGCCCGCTCCGCCCGGTTCGAGCACGGCGAGAACGGCTAGCGGCCTCGGCAAGGGCAGTCGCAGGCCAGCCGGATGCACCAGTGGAGGCGCTTGCCCCAGTGTTTACGGCAGCGGAAGCATAGTCGGTCAGGCATTTTCATCGCTGCGGCTCCCAGGGATCGGACGTCTTGGTCATGATGAACCAAGTCCACGGCATCTGGTGCCTGACTTCCTCCACCCAGGCCCCCCGCTTCGCCTCGTCATCGAACGGGCCGATGACTTCGGGGGTGCGGTCCTCATCATCCTGAAACTGAAGAATTACGATTAGCATTCTTCCTCCTATTGCCCTATCACTTACGGTGGCTCCTGCACGAGGCGATAAGTACGGAACCGACATATATGCATCCGCAACTACGCTTTTCGGTCTTGTCATTCCTACCCATCTTGCTACTCCTCTGGTTGGCCCCACTTGGCTGATCCCCGGCCGCGCAACGTAGGCATTACCTGATCCAATCTCTTGAGGTGACATCGTCCTTGAGGATCCAGCGGAACTCGCCCCTAGCGAAGCAGCCCGCTACGGCGCAGAAGGGTGGCCACGCGGGCGGAGGCTCGTAGCGGAACATGTGGCCATCGCTGCACTGCCAGGCACCTTCGGGCTCCTGGGCGGCCCCGTGACATCCGCACTGACAGGGCTGGTCGCAGAAGATCCCAGGCGTGCCGTGGGAACGGTCACAGCTACCGGAGCACGGCTGGTGCGCCATCTCCCGATCGCGGTACAGGCGGCACTTCAGCGAGAGGTGCTCAAGGTCAGCCGGCATCAGATAACTCCCATGCTCATCAGGATCAGGAGCGCGGCGGTCACCGCGCGCCGGAACGCGTCATAGTAGGCCACGAGGCACATCTCCTGGTAGCTCACTTGATCCGCCTCCATGTCACGTAAATAATGACCATCACGATAGCCCAGCCAAGGACTACGAATCCCATTTGCTCGCCCCACTGCGCCCAGTTCATCACTTACTCCGGCACTCGGGGCCCATACCGGCCGCGCGGGAGGTCTCGTCGGTGAGGTGACGGTTACAGCGGGAGCAGCGGCCGATCTCCTGGCCATACCGCTGAGCTGCCTTCGCCGGGTCGGCCTTCAGGATTGCCGCTAGGGCCGAACTAGCGGTCGCGCCGCGCACTGCGACGTTCGGCTTCCCGCCGATGACTCGCTTCACGAACGTACGCCCAGCCCACCGGCCCTCGGTCGGCCTGTCGACCTTCCAGAAGTCCAGGTCATTGTTGCCGGTGAGGCTGGGGGTGGCGTAGTAACCAGCAGGCACATCCGGCATGGCAGCAGAACGGGTAGCGCGCTGGGTTGCTCCCCGAGGGACGCTATAGCAGGTCTTGACTTCGGTGACTGTCTCGTGCTGGTGGATCTTTCCACCGTTCCGGCAGTTGATCACGGTAACTCCTCGTTCGCCCGGTTCTTACGTAACTGACTATACCTTACGCCTAGGCGTAAGCGCTACCCGGTTTAGAGACTGGTCTCGCCGATGGCGTCGTACCAGTCGTCCTGGGCCTGCATGGCCACGCGGATAGCGGCCGTGGCTCGCTCGGCGTCGGACTCGTCGGGCCACATGCCCATCCCCAGGCCCACAGCCACAGTCAGCCACTCAGAGTAGGCGAGGCGCCAGAAGTGTACCGAGCGCTGATGCAGAATCTCCAGGCGGGCCATCTCGGCTCCGCCCGGAGGCACCGCACGCCACTCGCTCTCGCTCAACTGCTCCTCCTGGGATAGCAGTCTGGCGCCACCCTCGCCCTTCCCCGGAGTTAACGCGGGTACTCGTTGAGGATGGCGCCAGCCACCCCGGTTACCGGCAGAGCCTGTGACAGGACATTTGCCGGGCCGGGAGCTTAGGGGGTGGGGCTCCGTGTAGCGCCCAGATCAGCGTTGCCCGGCCTCGGCCGGCACCGTCCTGCGATTCTAGACACGGAGCCCCACGAACTGGCGCCCCAGGGTCCTCCCGGATACCCTGGCGTAGCAGGAGGCATCGTTCCTCCTGAGCTAACCAGCCAAACATGACCGGGGCCGTAGCTGGGCGTCCCAATCCCCTCGCGGGGACCGCCAGCCTCTAAGGCCTGGCGTTACCATGATGACGGTCTTTTCCGTCTGGTTCCTACCTACCCCGGTCACGGGGGAGAGGAGGGTGGGCCACGACCTAATCGCCTGGCACCAGCAACGGAACCCGCCCGGGAGCAACCCGGATTTGGGGAACACTGGCGACCCACCGCCCTCGGGACCGGCCTCCGGGCAACCAGTGGATTTAACGCCCGACCCTGATTACCGGCCCCTAACCGCTATTCAGTTTTCCGGGGTAGCCCACCCCCTCGGCCCTACAACTACCAGTATACCCTACCCCGGACGCTGGCGCTACCCATTCTGGGGATTTCAGTAAGGAACTTTTGCAGCCCAGGATAAGGCCTGGTCAGTTACGTGCCGTTGTAGTCGCCGCGCTCCAGGCGGCGCATGTCGATCCCGATGGCGGCCATCAGCTGCGGCGTCAGGCCCTTCTCGTAAGCGGACACGAGCTGCACGATCTCGTGCGGCGGCATGACCAGCTCGGTGGCCGGCCCCTCGTCCCCGGCCAGGGACAGGCCGATGCGGGGGTCGTCGGGCAGCGGGGCGTCCTCGGGCACGACGTGGCCGTCACGGTCGAGCACCCGCAGCGCGGGGCAGTTGCTCGGTGCCGTGCCGCCACAGAAGACGATGCGGCCGGTAGCGGTCATGTTCTGCGGTGACCAGTTCATTTCGTACCTCTCTGGTATCAGCATTGGCTTGCCTGCTTGCGGTCAGGGGTAAATCTTGTGCGCGGTGGATGTGCCGTTGTTCACCACCACCCACCCGGTCGCGAGGGAGTACGCGGCCGGGCACTGGGCGACCGACGTGCCACCCTGCGCGGCCGTGATGTTCTGGCCGTACTCCGTGACGCCACCGGTCCGGTTACGGCACAGCGCCTTGCTGTGGATTGTGCCGCAGCCCTGCGGGCTCATCGCGTCCACCCAGGACTGGACGTTCCCGCCGAACCCCGTGACGACCCGGTGCTTCCAGCTAATGTTGCACGAGCGGTGCGCGGGGTGCGCGGCCGAAGCTGATGCGGCCGTTGTGGCCGCCACCGGCAGGGCCAGCGCTGCGGTCATTCCTGCGGCCGCGAGGATCTTGCCGATCATGCGTCTCCTTCCACCCGGGGGCCACACGGCCCCCAGGTGTCCTGTGTGGTGTTGTGCTACGGATGCGTGCCTACGGGTGCGGCACTAGGGGAGCTGGCTCCACATCTGCTCGTGCAGGCCACTGTGGCCGTTGATGGCGGAGATCTGGCCCGAGCCGTCCTGCTGTGCGGTCACCAGGAGGTGGCGCTGCAGGTTGTTGGCGTGCCGGACGCTGATCATGAAGTGGTACCCGCTGGGCGGGCTGGTGAGGCCAGGCGCGGTCGGTGCCAGGATGAACACCTGACCCAGGCCCGTGCCGCACGGCTGGACGACGCCCAGGTGGGTCGTCTTGGTGATGTTGCCGCAGTTGCCCGTGTCCTGGGCAAACGGCCTTGACGTGATCTGCACGAGCTGGTCGCCCGCGTAGTGCGAGTTGTCGAACGCGGTGAATCCGTAGTCGCCGGGCCCGGATGACGGGACCGTCCCGACGCTGATGTTGCCGAAGTCCTGCGTCCCGTCCTGCAGGCTGTTGCGGGTCCGGGTCCAGAGCTGGCTCCCGACGACCGAGAGGGCAGCGTCGTTGGGCGGGGTGAAGTCCGTGCCGCTGGTCTGGCTGACCGCGACCACGGGCTCGAAGCAGTTCGGGTCGGTCTGGCACGACAGTGTCGCGTCCTTCGGGCTGACCGGGTGAGTGGAAGCTCCGGCCGGGCTGGCAGCGCCGACGAGGGCTGCGGCCAGTGCTCCGGAGCCGACCAGGCCGACCAGGCCTGCCTTGGTGAAACTGAACATGTGCTTCTCCTTCTCCCCTGGGGCACGGACGGCCCTCAGGTGGTCTGTGTGGTGCTGGGCTAGCGGTGGTTCACCTACCCTAGCGTGCCTGGCTCCGTGCCGCCTAGGGGCACCTCGGGGCCATGCGCCTCGGCCTCCGGGACTTCCTCCACCCGGAACCAGAGGTTGCCGGGGGACATGAAGTTGGTGAGGTAGCGCAGCGTGGTCTGGGCGTCCTCCGTCGTGGCTGCACGGAACGTCAGCTCACCGTGGATGAATGCGTCGTGTTGCCCGAGTGCTGCGGCCTCGGCCTTCGGGCCGATCGTCGCGCGGAATACTGGCATGGCTCCTCCTTACTGGGCCGGGCCGAACGAGCGCATGATCGTGGCGCTCGCAGAGCACGGCATACGGAAGCCGTGGTTCTCCTGCCACGATTGGTCCCTGTCCAGAGGGGCCGTGCTCGTGGCGAAGGTTCCGGCGTTGTAGTGGAACCGCACGACGTAGTGCTGACCCGGGTGAGTCCGCACGGTCTTGAACAGCACGATGCTGGGGTAGGCCTCCTGCTTCCAGGCAAACCGGACCCGCACGACCGTGCCGACGTTGCCAGTGTTAACCAGGTCAACCTCGCCGGTCAGGTAGTTGGCATCGTTGATGCCAGCGCCCAGGCTCGTGTCGCAGCTAGCGGACCAGCTGCCGTCCGGGTTAGCGGTCGGTGCGGCGCTGGGGGCTGGCGCGGCTGTAGCGGGCTGTGCCCTGCTCTCGTTGGCGGCCGGGGTACTGCTACCGCAACCAATTACGACGGCTGTCAGGGCACCTAGGGTCGCAGCAACCGGAATGATCTTCTTCACAGCTTCTCCTTGATGGTGGTTTCCGCCTCAAGGTCCTTGAGGGCCCTGCGGTAATCGGTCAAAAGTGCTTCGGCTGCCTGCACACCCTCGTCGTCATGCGCAGCCGCGCTGTCCTTGCGGTCCTGCTCGAAGCGCATGATCTCGGTGTATATGACGTAGAGTGTGCGATCCTCTTCTGGCACGCGCAGCATCGCTTCGGTCAGCCCGGCCTCGGCCTTGTCCGCGCGCCGCTTAGCAGCCTCAAACTTCCTGAAGGCATCGAGCGCAAGGCTGGTGTATGGGTTCATGAGCAATACCTTTCTTTCCTGTTATCGCCCGGGGTGGGCCTTACTAGATTTCCTTGCGGGAGCCCGAGGGGGCACGGTTCTGGGTGCCCAGGTCGGCCGTGTTCGCGTGGGCCACGCCAGCCTGGTACGCGCGCTGGTCAAATGGCTCCTCCTTGTACCGGCCGCTCCGCCCCATCGGGTGATCACGGCAGGTGCCGCTCGGGTTCTTGGCGCAGCGCGGGCATTCCTCGGGCTTGTCCTTGATGAACTGGCCGCAGAACTCGCAGGTGTACGGGTCGCTGCTCAGCTTGTGGCAGCGCGGGCAGCGGGAGTAGGCGTGCTCGTTGTCCTCCCGGAAGAAGTCGTTCAGGTCCTGGGCCGCGCTGGCCAGGAGGACCTCGGCCCCACCGGTCTGCCGGCCGCGCTCCGCTTCCCGCAGGCGCTGGGACAGCCGGGTTGAGTAGCCACGCGCGGCCGAGCGCCGGTAGGTCTTGCTGCCGGATGCGCTGATCTTCAGGAAGGGCTCGCCACGGCCCTTGATCACCCGCTCGTAGGCACGCTTGATCGGGTCGCCAACCTTCTGGCTCGGCTCCACCCGGTCCTCGCGCTTGTTGTAGTACAGATCGTTCTTCCCGGTGTAATCGCGGACCCAGTTCCAGCGCTCGCGGAGCTCTTCCCGCCGGCCATACGGCAGGTCCTTGAACTTCACCCAGCCGTACATGCGGGCGATCTCGAACCAGTTGTAGCCAGCGTTATGCAGCCGGTAGGCGTTGTCCTCCAGCGACTCGCTCAGCCTAACCTCGGGCCGCAGCGCGCCAACCATGTGGAGCCGGACGGTCGTGTACAGGACCTCGAAGTAAGCCAGGTCACCCTCGTGCCCGTAGACCCTCGCCATCCACTGGCCGTCCTGGAAGCCGGAGTACAGCTTGATGATACAGCGGCAGTGCCGCGCAACGTTCGTCGCTAGCGAGCCGATCCAGCCGACCACGTCAGTGTCGCCACCCGCGATGGCAACGTCCAGGATCCCCGGCTTGCTGCGCTGGGACGCAGGCATGGCGTCGTTCACCATGGCCTCTTCGATTGCGTTCTCCAGCATCAGCGCATCGGCCTGCTGGCGCGCTCGGTTCTGCTCGACCTCGGTAGCAGCGCGTTCCTCGGGGGTAGCGCTCGGGCTGATCTCGGCCTCGGCCATCGCGATCAGCTTCCGCACCCGCTCCATCGTCTTGTGGAGCTTCTTTGCCCTGGCCTCGGCCTTAGCCTCCGGCGTCATCGTCTCTGATTCCATCGTCCTTCTCCTTCGCCCGGTACTTACTCGTCAACCTTACTACAGATAATGCGTGGTGGCTACTCGTTCACGTAGCCGAACCGAGCCGCCACACGCTCCAGCTGAGCCTGGGGGTTGCCGACGTCCAGGACCTTCACCCGGCAGAGCACGGAGTACCCGCTCAGGCCGTCCCACTTACGCAGGACACGCCGGTCACTGGTCAGCACAAGAGTTGTCTTTACGTCGCTCTCGGGGTGGGTAGTCTGGAACCGAGCCACTTCCTTTGCGCCTCGCGCACTGATCTTAGCCATCACGCCACCACCAGGATCAGCTCGTTCTCGTCGCCCAGGACGGCAACGTCAAGCACCTCGTACCCGGCCGTCTCGGCCAGCGCGGTAGCTTCCTCATCGGTCTCGGCCTCGAAGGATGAGCCGTAAGTCCCACCGGCACCCATCGTCACGTACTTAGCCATTTCCGCTCCTTCATCGCCCGGTAACCTTACAGAACCAACCTTACCCCAGTTCCCGCGAAATGGCTAATCGGCTGCACCGAGGATCGCAGCCTCGTAGCGGGCCAGCACAAGCTGGGCCTCGGCCCTAGCCTCATCCCACGTGGTGGCGTCCAGCTTGCTCTGGGGAGTGGTCCACTCGTCACCCTGATGGGCCGTGGTCACGGCCAGGAGGAACGAGCCCGCAGGCTTCTCCTCAATCTGGCCGGTCACGATCACGACGCAGCTCACGACGTCAGCGCCGCAGCAGCGAAGGCGGAGTCAGCGAGCACCCGCAGGCACCAGGCGCGGCACTTAAGGTCAGGATCAGCCATCAGGATCAGCTCAGCGACGTCACGCATAAGATGAATCAGGACGACGCCGATACCATCGGCAGACCAGCCCCGGGCGAGAATCGCGCTCTCAACGTCAGCCGCACGAACGTAGTCAGCGTCACGGTAGCTCGGCAGCACGCCGACGTTACGCCACGGCAGGGACTCGGCCCCAGGGACGGCCGGGAAGAACGGAACTAGCTCATGGGCACGGCGCGCGTTCGTAAACCGGCCGCGAGCGATCATTTCATCAAACTCACGGGTAGCAGCGTAGATCACCGACGTAGCGAACCCGAACCCAGCACCGACCGAGGCTAGGAACTCAGCCTCAGGATCACCGTCCCGGTCAAGCATCACGATCTCACCGCGCCGACCGATACCGGCCATCACGATAGACCAGCGACGCCGGAGGGGCTCACCATTCCTCATTCGGAAGCCAGCCGGGGCCGGCACCTTCACCGTTTCGAAGTCAACCGCTACCGTACCCAGAGCCCACGAGCCCGGGACCTTCACCGTATATTCATTCATACCGCAACCCTACCCTACTCTGTAGCTTCTGCGCTACCTTCTGGGCTGTTAATTTCCTCCTCCTCCGCAACGCCAACGACGGCCCGGACGCGCCAGTCTCCCGGGTTGAGCCCAGACTCCGGCATCAGCCTGACCTCGAAGTCACTGATCCCATACCAGATGACTGCGTCACCATCGCCGGTAGGGTGGTAGCCCTGTCGCGTAGCTCTCTCGCGTGTCATCTCCAGAAGAGCCTTACTCAACGGCTCCTCATCATCGTGAGCCTCAGCTGCGAAGTAGAAGTGCGCTGCGAACTTGCCCATTTCCGTGGTACCTCCTGTATGGCCCTGCATTGGCGTGTGTGGGGATAAGTGGTCTGCCAGGTACAGTTACCCATTGCGAAGCTGCAGTGCGTTTCGCCTGGTCACAGCCCATCTTTCAGGAAGCTACGCAAAGTCTCCTCAACCTCGGCCCTAATCTTTTCCCGCTGGTAATCTGCGTCAGCCCCCTCCATCCAGTACCTGGTCGATTCACTGAGGTACGCCTCCACATAGAAGCCCTGTCCGGAATCCTGCCAGACGACCTGGCCACGGCGTGACTGTTCCCTAGCTTCGGTCTCCGGCATCGGCAGTACCCGCGTGGGGCGGAGGCCGAAGCAGAACCGCATCACAAGATGGTAGATGATCCAGCCGGGTGCGGCCGGGCCGAGCTGGGCTCTCAATGGACCGGCTCCCTTGCAAGGTAGGGCCACGCGGCATCCAGGAGCTCTGGGCTGCCGTCGAACCTGCGGATCATCGTTATGGCATGCCGGGTAGCATCACGGCAGTGCTTGCCTGAGTGCTCATCGTACAGGCCCCAGGCCTTGAGCCGGTCATCGGTGGCCGTGGACTTGGCCATGCCCCGGGACTGGACGATGAGCTCGGCGTCGGCAAACAGCGGTGTGTAGCTCGGGATCTCCGCCAGCGCCATTGTCATGCGGATCATCGCAATGAGGCGGACAGGTGAGTACAGGACCTCGGCGTCGGTGGTGACGGTCTCAGCAACGTCAAAGTCCTCGCCGACGATGAGCGGCCCAACGCGGTAGTCCAGTGACTGGACGCCGCGCACTAGGCGCGCCAGCTCGATGATCTGCTGTGGCTCGGGGCCCGTGATCTCACCGTAGTCCCACTCCAGTATCTCGCCCGGTTCGTCGTCGTACAGGCTCAGCCGTGGAACGGTCAGCCGGGCCCACCCGCTTGTTCCACCGGGATCGAATCCAATAACGTGTAGTGCCTCTGGTGGCATTGCCCCTCCTCTAGTCTCCCGGTTATACTACGCCTAGCGTACAGGCAGGTAGCGGAGTAGGATAGAAGCCCCTAAGAAAAGTTTGAGGGGAGCCGGCGACCTAAGTCACCGGCCCCCCACAGCTTCCACCGGGCGGAGGAAGGAGTTTCGCAGTAGCGCCACCCGAAACGGGAGATAGCAACAACCACGAAGGACTACCCCTTGAATGATACCGTACCACGCGATGAAGCGCTAGTCCGAGCGCTTGATGACGCGCGGACCCTCGTTGGCCTTGGTGTTCCCATCATCACTGGACGCCTGGACCGACTCGGCAATCCTGACGGCAGGCGCGACCCGCGCTGGAAGTCGTGGGAGAAGACACGGCCGAATCTCAGGCCCATTGACAGGTTCGATGCCCGGGACGCGCTGGGCGCAGTCACCGGTGTTGCGTATGACGTTATTGACATTGATCCGCGCTCAGGCGGGCAGCTCTCATTTGCCCAGATGTCCCGGGACCTCGGGGACGACGGCCCGGAGGTTTACTGGGAGGTGAGCACGTCCTCGGGCGGCACGCACCTCTACATCGCGCCGCTCGGGATCGGCATGCACCCATCGTTCGCTCCGGGTCTTGACCTCAAGGCCGAGGGTGGCTTCTGCTTCATCCCGCCCACGGTGCGCCCGAGCAAGGACCCCGTCAATGGCGGCCGCATGGTGCGCTACAAAGCCAAGTCAGCTCTAGTGGCACCCAACGGCAATCCGTCCTCCGACGGCATACGCTCCTACATCGAGGCAGCCCTGGCTGCCAAGCGTGGTGCGCGCGGTAACGGCTCGCGCGGCCGGGAAGAGCTCGGTGTGCTCGAGCAGGCCTGCCTGGATGCGATCTCCGGTGAGCAGCACGGTGCGCTGCTGGAGCTGATTGATGAGCTAGCGCGCACGCACGAGGATGATGAGTACGTGTTCTTCCGGGCCTGGAAGATTGCGCAGCAGATGCCATTGTTCCGGCGCAGTGAGCCGTGGACCGAGGACGATGTGCGTGGGCTGCTCCATCGCCCTGGCCGGCGTCCCATCGCGGATGCCACCCCCGAGGAAGCCGCGCTGATCGATGCAAGCAGGCCCCTGGCGCCACAGGTTGCTGCTCGCGTCGGGCTTCACTCGTTCGCCACGGTGAAGCGCAAGCGGACAAAGTGGATCTGGCACCGCTACATCGCCGAGGGTGACGCCACGATCGTGGACGCCGAGGCCGGGGCCGGGAAGTCTGTGGTGAGTGATGACATCGCCGCGCGGTTTAGCCAGGGGCGCGGTATGCCGTGTGAGAGCGAGGTGCTGGTGCCGGCCGGCAACGTGCTGTTCCTCGCGCCCGAGGATCAGGAGTCGGTCCAGGCCGATCGGCTGGTTGCGGCCGGGGCTGACCTGGCGCGGATCTTCTCCCCGGACATTGAGCTGCGTGAAGTGTCTGGGGCGCGCGGGAAGCCGAAGCAGCAGAAGGCATACTTCGGTGGCAACCTGATTACCTTCCCGGAGGACGTGCGGACGTTCCATCAGTGGATACGCCAGTGGAAGATCGGCCTGGTGATCGTGGACCCCGTGGCGGCGTTCCTCGGTGAGAGCATCAACAGCTATAACGATGCGTCGGTACGGCGTGCGCTCGCGCCGCTAGTTGTTGCCCTGGGCCAGGAACGATGCGGTGCGTGGCTAATTAGGCACTTCAACAAGGACGCCAAGCAGGGGGCATCCTCGCGCGGTGGAGGGTCGGTAGCGTTCGGTGCGGTTGCCCGCACCCACCTGATCGCCGGTAGGCTGCCCGAGTCGTATGAGATCGAGGACGGCCGGGCCATTGCGGTTGTCAAGGCCAACAACGTCAAGCGGCGCAAGGATGTCGCGCTGGCGTACACGATCGAGGACAGCGAGATCGTGGCCGATGATGTCGGTGGGTTTGTGCCCCGGGTGGAGTGGCACGGTGAGGTCAGTATCACGGCCGACATTCTGGCCAACGGTGAGCCGAAACGGCGTGGGCCTGAGCCGGTGGCCAAGAACGCGTGGCGTGAGTTCCTTGAGGCACTGTTCGATCAGGAGGACACCTACACCGTGCCGGAGGTTAAGCGGCGTGCGCTAGCGGCCGGGCTCAAGTGGGACAACCACATGTACGATCCCATCAAGGCGGACATGGGTATCCGCAACGAGCGCAAGGGACGCCGTGGCCAGGTAGGCGGCATCCTCACGCACTACTGGACCACGACCAAGGAGAAGCTGTGAGCTGGATGCTGGTACATGGTTCGATATCGCTGCCTGGACCTTTGCGGCCGGGTGCTGGGATATGGCCGCGCACCGGTGGTCGGAGTGCTAGGCGAAGCATGCTTTCCCGGGGGCACAAAGCATGCTTGAGTTTCAGCGAATCATGCTTGAGTTTGCGCGAAGCATGCTTGAGTTTGCGCGAGAAATTCTGCCCGGTGTGTGCGGCGTGAAGTGCTACTGCGGCGAGCCTGCCGCGTACATATGGACCGCGCAGCCATCGGGCAACGAGCTGCCGCTATGCGAGGAGTGCTGCGCGCTGTGGCGCGCCGACGCGGTGCTGATGCCGTGGCTTGTGCCCCTGCGCATCCGCTCGCTAGACTGAGGCACGCACGCACGCACACATGCACATGCCACATGCACCCGCATGCCACATGCACCCACATGCACATGCACCCACATGCACCATGCTGGCTGGACCCATGCTGGCTGCACGGCCTGCTGGGCCGGCTGGGCTCCTGCCGCTAATCCCGGGCGGGTTGGTAGGGAATTGGCCCTCTCGGCTGGCTGGGCTGGCTGGGGCTGGCGGGGTGGGCGCGCGGCCGGGCTAGAGCCCGTGCGCGCCGCAGCCTCCGGCCAGGTGCGCCATCTCCACGCCGTCAGCGACGGCCTGGTGGTAGGCCACCGTGCCGTAGCCGTGGGTCGGCGCTAGCGCGCGGCCCTCGGGGTCGTGCCGGACGAACCAGTCCTCGCAGGCCCCGGTGGTGCCCGCCGCGTACCACACAGCGGCCGGGCACTCCTCGGGAAGGTGGGCCCGGCCGCCGCACTCGGCGCAGTTCACCGGCCCCGGCAAAGCTCGAGCCGACCCGAGTGGGCCAGGTGCGGCGCGGTGATTGAGCAGTTCTGGTTCTTCTCGATCTCGGCCGCGCGGTGGGCCTCCCAGCTACGGTGGGCACGCTCGCCGCCCTCGCCCTGGCTCGAGTAGCAGCGGCCGCACTCACAGCGGACGTAGCTACGGGTACGCGGCGCGTAGAACGGGTCACGGCGCCAGCCGTAACGTACCACGGAGTGGCCCTGATCGGCCTTCTTCGGCCGCATCTTCCGGCCCCAGGTAATCTCATTAACGCTCATAGCCCAAGCGTACCCTACTGCAGGCCCGCTGCGCGCCGTTTCCCTGAACTTCTTCAAGATTCTTTATGCGCAAAAGCCCCGGCCGGTAGCCGGGGCCTTAGCTAGCGCGCGGGGCCTAGCGGTCCCACTCGCTTCCGCCGCCCCAGGCCCACCGGGGCCCGTACGGGTTCTCGTCATACGGGGCCGACCCGACCGCGATCCAGACCATTCCGCCGTCAGCGTCCTGGCCCACGGCCCGCTCGCCCTCGTCGTACGGGTCCTCGTCCTCAGGCACGGTCACCCGCGCGACGGTACCGCGCAGCGGGTAGTTTTCCTGGTACGCGATACGCACCTCGGCGTTGCCGCCCAGGTTCTCGCGCGCGTCCTCAAGCTCAGCGATCAGGTTGTCAATGGTCATTTCCTAGGTCCTTCCGCCCGGTTTTGCCTACGCCCTTAGTGTACCGTACTGCAGGCGCGCTGCGCCCGTTTTCCTGAACTATTTTCAAGATTCTTTATGCCGGGCCGACCGGGTGTGGGTCGGGCTAGCCGGGGTGGGGCTGCTCGGCCCTAGGATGGCCTGTACGCAAAAGGCCCCGGGTGTGGGTCGGGCTAGCCGGGGTGGGGCTGCTCGGCCCTAGGATGGCCTGTACGCAAAAGGCCCCGGCCGTAGCCGGGGCCCTCGCTAGCGACTACCGCAGGCCGGGGTCGGCCATCTCAGCGCCGCAGGTCACGCAGTTACCGTTCCGGTCGGCGCGGTGCCGGCAGCCGGGCCGACGCGCGGGGCCCTCGGGCAGCGGCCGCAGGTTACGGTGGCCGATCTGACGGTTCACCCAGCCGATGATCAGGTCGGTCTGGTACCGGCTCATCAGGGCTCCGTCACGCTCGACGCCCCGCGCGTCGGCGGCCTCGGCAATCCGGTGGGCCTCAAGCATCGCCCACAGCCGGTCGTAGTGGCCCCAGTACAGCTCGTGCTGGGTCAGGGTCTTCTCGAGGTACTCGATCTGGGTCTCAGTAGCCTTGATCATCAGTTTTCTCCTTTGCCCGGTTCCGCCTACACGGCAAGTGTACCTCAGGAATGGGGCGCGCGGGGCGATTTCGGCGGATTTCTTCAGGAAATTTTCGCGATGCGCTGACCAGGGAAAACGCACTGCAGCTCGCCGGTGGGTAAGTGGGTGGGGGATGGGGGTAGTGGCCACAGGTGCCAATGCAGGGCCGCACGGGGGCAGCCCCGTTCTGGGACGCAAAAGGCCCCGGCCGTAGCCGGGGCCCTCCGCGTCGCGCGCCTACTTCTGCGCGCGGTACGCGCCGTAGTTCGTCAGGGAAACCTGGGCGAGGCGCTCAGGGTCCTTCGCCAGCTTCGCCCACTCGGCCGGGCCGAGCTCGGCCTTCAGCCAGCTCACGTAGGCCACGACGGTCTTCGACGCGGGCCGCAGGATCTTCTCGGTCGCGGTCTTCGCCGGGGCCGGGGTCTTCGCGGCAGTCTTCGCCGGGGCCGGGGTCTTCGCGGCAGCCTTCGCCGGGGTCTTCTTCGCGGGGGTCGCCTTCGCCGGCTTCGGGTCGGTACGCACGCCGGCGAGCAGCGCGGCTTCGGCGTCCTGGGCCGGGGTGGTCGCGGTCACGGGGGTCTTGGTAGCGGTAGTCATTTCGTTCTCCTCGGTTGGGAGCCCTGCGGTACAGGGCAGGAATTCGGTGTAGCCGAGGGCGTCCTCGGCCGTCATACTGCCTTCGGCGATAAAGTCCTGGTAGAAGTCCTCGGCCGCCATCGCGGCGCTGGAAACTTCCTGGATCGTTGAGCTGGTGGCTCCCTTACGCTCGCGGCCGATATCCCGGCAGCCGGCCTTGTGAACCCGGAGCTCCGCACCCTTGGTGTTCGGCCCGTAGATCAGCTCAACCTTCACGGCCCCTTCCCTCCTCTTTCGCCCGGTTAACCTTACAACCCCAACCTTACCTCAGGATCAGCGTACTGGCGTCGGTTTAGCTGATCTTTTTCAAGATTTTTTTGCATCGGGGCCGGGACGCAAAAGGCCCGGCCGTAGCCGGGCCTAGCGCGCGGGGCCTAGTCGTCCAGGCAGCCCATCGCGGTCACGCGGGCTAGCGCGCGGGCGATGGCGTCGGCGGTGAACTGGTCGCGGCCGGTAGTACGCCCATCCTCGGCCGCGTACTCGCTGTGAACCAGCTGGCCGGCCACCCACACGTCAACGTAGCCGTTACCCGTGGTGGTGAAGGTCACCAGCGGAATGTCGTCGCGGTCGTTCATCACGCGGCGCTCAACGTCATCGCGGCGGTACGGGGTCGTCATCAGTTTTCGCCGTCCTCGTCCTCGTCCTCGTCCGCGTATTCTGACGCCTCATACTCAGCGTCAAGTGGCGACAGCGGCTCGTCGTCCTGGTACATCTCGTCGAACGGGTCAAACGCTGAGTCGGAAAACATGAGATTCCTTTCGCTGGTCGGAGCCGGGGCCGGGAGCACGATTAACGCTGGTCGGTACTGAAGTTCAGATTCACCCGGACCCTACTGGCAGGAACCAAATCCTACTCATCGGGGGTCGCCAGACTACGTTCGCGCTCCCAGCCCCTGTTCAGTTTTGCCTACGCCCTTAGTGTACCGTACTGCAGGCGCGCTGCGCCCGTTTCCCTGAACTATTTTCAAGAAATTTTTCCGCCGTAATCTGTCCCAGGGGCGCACTGCAGCCGACCCCGTGGGTAAGTGGGTGCGAACGTGGGGTCGTGCCGGCAGGGGACAGATGCGGGCCGTGCAGCCCATCGGGTCGGTTCCGCCCGGTTTTCTGCGCCGACCCCGGGTGCGCAAACGGCCCGCTAGCCGTAGCTGGCGGGCCGTCGGGGCGCGCGGTTAGCGCGCGGTCAGCTCAAGGAATACCCGGCCGCTTAGCGACCGGTGGTAGTTGAAGTGCCCCGGCCGGTAGTAACGGGCCCGGCCGTACAGCGCGTACACGGCGGTGGTATCGGCTACGCTAGCGGCCGCAACGCGATCCTGGTACGGGGCCAGCCTAGCGTCCCCGCGCGGGTAACGGCGCTCCGCGCGCTCAAGCGCAGCGTTAGCCCTAAGCCACTCAGTGAAAGTCGGTCGTGCGTCCATCAGTTTTCTCCTTCGCCCGGTTCGTCCTACGCCTAGTGTACCTCAGGAACGGGCCGCGCGCTACCGCGCGGGGCCGTTTTCCTGAACTTTTTTCAGCGCTGGTACTGCCAGATCGCGCTGGGGTGGTAGCCGGTAATCCCCGCGCCTAGGTAGGCGTGCGGCGGCTGAACCCAGAGCCAGAACCCGCTCGGCCCCACGTCACCGTGAATCGCGCCGATCAGGTGAACGATCAGCAGGTTGATAATCGCAAGCATCATTTTCTCCTTCGCCCGGTTTAGGGCCCCGCGTAGCCGGGGCCCGGTTTTTGCTAGCGCGCGTTGTAAGGGTAGGCGTAGGGGGTAACTACCGCGTACGGGTAGGCGTCGCCGCCCCCGGCCGGGTCGCGGTCCTCAATCACCGCGAACTTAGGGCCGTACTTACGGGCCGAAGCGGCCGCACTACGGACGGCGCGGTCTACGGTCGGGAACCTCATCATCACCCTCAGCGTTTCGCTCATAGCCTTAGTGTACCTCAGGAATGGGGCGCGCGCTACCCGCGCGGCCGGTTTTCCTGAACTTTTTTAGAACGGGGGCACGTCGTCGGCGGGTAGCGGGGCGTCGCCCGCGTAGGCGCGCTGGCGGTGGGGGTGGTCGCAAAGGCAGTTACACAGCCGGTCGCGGCACAGGGGGTGGTCGTTACCGGCGCACGCGGCGCTGAGCGTAACGGTACGGCGTCGGCCGCGCGGGGCGCGTAGCCGTGGGGGTCGGCGCGCGGCCGGGGCGCGGTGCCGCTTACGGCGTCGGCCGGCCGCGTAGCTGACTAGCGCGATGGCGGCCGTAACGCAAACCCAGCCCCACAGGTGGGCGGTGTAAATCGCGAACACCGCTGCGGCCGCAACAATAAAGGCGGCCGTTGTTTCGTCGGATTTGCTCTTCCTGGTTTTCCTTCGCCCGGTCATACCCCTAGTCTACGCTCGCTCCTGCTGAATGGCTAGCCTTTCTCTCGGCCTTTCCTGGGGTAAATGTCGGCCGTTTCGCCGGCCGTTAACTGGGGGGTTCATATGGCCCATCGGGGTCGGCGCGCTCGCCCCGAGCGCGGCCGGGCTGGGGTCGGTGGGCCGGGGCTGGGGTTATGCGGCCCTACAGTGGGCCGGGTGGGGCACTGGGGTGTGGGTGGTGGGGTAAACTGGGGTATCCGTCTGGGTCGCGGGGACGTGACTCGGCTCGGAGCAAACGGGGCCGTAAGGGGGTTACTTAGGGGCTCGCCCATACCATGCTTAGTTACCTAACTTACCTAACTAAGGTGGGGTCGTGAAATAACAGAAAAAGGACCTTTCGCCTGGTGGAGAGCCTATTTAGTAGGTTATATAGGTAAGTAAGGTAAGTAAGCATGGTATGGCGATGCTCGCGCGGGGTCCCTAAGTAAGGTAAAAGACAGCGATTTTCTCTATTCGGACGACAAAACGCGACTTTCGGAAATGCATTGAGACAATGGCGAACAATGCATTTAAATGGCCGCCTTTCCGTGCAAACATGTGGTGCAACCAGGTGTTTTACCACCGAAATCCCGACCTATTCTGTACCATTCAGGCCAATGCATTGTTATGTGAATGGTAAGGGATGGAACGGCATTGTCTGCATATGTCGCCATTACCCAGAGTAAAGGGTAAATGGGGCCGAAACAAAGGCCGAAATGGGGTGCATTACGCACAGTTAACAGCGCCCGGTGGCTGTGCATTACGCACAGTTACCACCCATGGGCAAGGTATGGTTACCTGCAGTAACCACAGTGGCCAGATGGGTCGCCGGCTCGGGACTGGCACGTGTGTCCCGGTGCGCGTGTGCGGTTCGGTGCAGGAGGGTTACCCTGGCTACCACCCCCGTGGGGTGGGTGCCTATGGCGCTAGGGCTGAGTGTGCGGGCACTGCCCGCTCACGCACCCGGTAGGACCCGCGACCGGGTAGGTCGGCAGGAGGGACGGTACCTCGCCGGAGGGACGGTACCCACCGGGGGTGGTGCCGGAGTGCCTGGGGAGGCCCCCGTGGCCAGGAGTGCCTGGCCAGGGACTGCCGTGGCAGTGCTGTGTGCGCGAGAAGTCCAGAAGAATGCCTGCATGCAGATTGCGTACCTGTTCTCCACCGGGCTCAATTTCTGCGTTCCCCTGGAATGCAGTACCACCTCTCCCCAGCGCACAATCCAGCAGTTCCACTGGATTGCAGGTCAGACCATCCTCGCATTGCAAATAGGCTTACGTTGTGATAGCAAAACGGCTGAGCCAGAAGCGCCCATGGCGCGGCGTGGTGTACCTCCCGAGAGAGGCAGGCATGAAGGCCAGTGGCGCAGGCTGGGCCATCGAGGCAATCGACATGCGCATGACCTCAGGAAAGGGCAGCGACTCATGCACGGCGCGACCGCTCGACGGAAAGCAGTTCAAGGTCACCCACCAGCAGGAAGGCAATCAGGCCATCTGGTTCGTCCGCACCATGCCCGAGGTTCTTGCCATCCCCGGCCTCCCCCACCTCAGCGAGCTCACCCGGGTGACCCGCTGGTAGTGCCCCGCGTACGCGCGTATAATAAGGCCACCGAGCGAAGGAGAAGACAATGAGAGGTCCACGCTGGTACGTCCGAGGCCCGCACCTCGGGCCGTTCCGCACGATCCTGCTGTCCGGCAGCTTTACCGGGAGATCACAGAGGAAGGCTCCGGCTTTCCACGGCACGGCCCCGGGATGGGAGTGCGAGCACAGACACCGCACCCAGACAGCAGCCATAGAGTGCGGCCGTCGTCACATCCGGCAGGAGGCAGCGGGGCACACCCTGCCCTAGCCAGGCACGAGGCGGAGGCGTAGGATAGCGGGATGACAGCCACCCCCACCCCCGAGGAAGGTACGTCCGACTTCCTACAGGACGCCGCGCGCCATGACTTCCGCGCAGAGGTCGCCCAGCTCGTCGCTACGGCCAGACGTTATGGCGTGTCTGACCCATTCCTCATGACCGACTTTGTCGCTGTCCTGAAGCAGGCCGAGGCCCCCGTCGCTGAGCGCCAGGGTCTAGCGGTGGAGGCCCCGGCACCACACCGTGTCCTGAGGCCCCGCAAGCCGGGCACGGGCGACATCCTGTGAGCGCGCGGTCAAGAAGCCAGTATCGCGACACCCGGCCGAAGAACAGCGGACGACCCGGCCGCGGTGAGCAGGCGCCAGGAGAGAGGAAGCAGCCATGAACCCGAAGAACTGGCACTGGGGCAGGACATATCGCTGGGCTGACCTGACCGGCCCGTTCCGCCGGGAGTGGATGTGGCGGGACGCCACCGGCCGACGCACCAGGATGCGGCCCGAGAACCAGATTTCCTGGGGCCTCGGATATATCCGGCAGCGGTACGGTAGCCCAGATAGCACGCGCCCATGAGCACAGAGGTGCATGACCAGCAGAACCACATCCGTGTCCGCATCGGGGACAACTATCTCAGCGATGAGCCGCTAACCACCCGCTAACCAGGCGGTATCCGCGAAGAAGCCCCCAGTTACTGATGGGTAACCACCATGTAACATGGGGGCTTTCGCGCACTAGATTTCGTCGGACTTTGCCCCTAGCCGGACCCACATCCGGTGGCGTATCCTTCCGGCCCGGGTGATTCGTCCTCACAGCCCCGGCCTGCCGGTGACGAGCCCTTAGCTCCCGGACGGTGCCGCCCAGTGTGCCGTCCGGGCCCAGCGGGGAGGCGCGCGCATGGCGGATGTCATGGAGTACCGTGGGCGGGCGAGGCTTGCCCTGATCCGTGACCTGGCCATGGGTGAGTGGAGCAGCCGGGAACTCGCGGACGCCTGTGGAACGGACATCGCTGACATTACGCGGTTCGCTGAGACGTTCGCTGATGAGGTGACCGAGGTCCGGGCTGCGCTGGCGGGACGGCTCGCCATCGAGACTAGCGGCCTGTGGGTCACCAAGAAGCAGAATCGGCTGGCTGAATATCAGGCGGACATCGAGGATCTGGACCTTGTGCTCCGGGCCATGCGGGCCCAGGCCGAGCCGGGCAGCGAAGACACCGGCGATATCATCCTTGGCGGGCTCGGATCCAGGCGGCACCACTCCCTGATCAAGTCCAAGCTGGCGCTGTTCAAGGCGGTCGCGGACGAGATCGAGCCTCGCGGGCGTAATATAACAGCCACCCGGGACGAGGAAGACTCCAACGTTGTCCGCTATGTGATTGAGGCAGGGAGCCACCGTGACAGCCTCACCTAGCACGGCGCCATGAGGACGGCCCACGGGTGGTACTGCGATACCCGGAACAACCCTGATTACCCCGGGTGCGGGCAGGATGCTGTCGTGGCCTGGGTCTGCCCGGTGGAGGGACGCGAGATTGCGCAGTGTGCGGCGTGTAACGCTGCCTGGCGGGCCATCGCGGCAGCGAATGGCGGGCTCCTGCGAAATCGCTGTCCGCTCTGTGCCCATGCAGAGATTGCGGTTAGTGGCGCCGTTGACCCACGCGAGACGACGCGGGCCGTGGACCCGGTTCTGGTCGGACCGCTTGCCGAGGCGCTAGACCGGGCCATGTTCAGCGAGGGACTGCTGATCGATGTCAGGCAGAGGGTGCTTCGCCGGCTCGGGGCTGACAGCCAGGTGCGGGAGACGGTGCTGCATGCCTAGCAACGGGGCGAGGCCAAGGAAGCACACGGCGCACAGCGGGCAGCGGGCCACTGACCTCCCGGAGACACCCCACGGATGGGACCGGGCTAGTGCTGGGCCCCGGGCACTGCAGCGGAAGCTCGGCTGCGGGCACACACGGACGTTCATGGTAGCCCCGAAGAAGAACGACGTTGTATTCTGTATCAGCTGCGACGGATACCGGGTGGCACTATGAGCAACACAAGAAGGCTGAGGCAGCTCAATGGCGGCAGGCTGACGCGACAGCGCCATGTCTGGACCGGGCACGGCCGTGGGCCGTCCCGCTCGCCATACGGCAGCGATATGACGGTCAGCGCCGGGGCGACGCTCCGGAGTCTGTGGCTGGCTTCCTCGGGACTCCCGAGAAAGAACCGGGTCACCGAACAACTGGGCAGGGAGCGGGGCGGTGGTGCCCGCGCCAGCTGAGCATGTCTATGAGCCGTGGGGCCAGTGTGACGAGCTGTTTGACTGCCGTGACGCCGAGGTCCTGCTGAGCGGTCCGGCCGGAACCGGCAAGTCACGAGCCTGCATGGAGAAGCTCCATGTGATGGCGCTGCTCAACCCGGGGATGCGCGGGCTGATCTGCCGCAAGACGGCCGCCACCCTGTCCTCCACCGCGCTCGTGACGTGGAGACGGTTCGTGGCTAACGAGGCTCTGCTGACTGGGGACATAACATACTACGGCGGGAGCACGCAGGAGCCGTCGGCTTATCGCTACAGCAACGGCTCCGTGATTGCTATTGGTGGGCTGGACAAGGTTACCAAGATCATGTCCTCTGAGTATGACGTGATCTATGTCCAGGAAGCTACCGAGCTGACTGAGGGTGACTGGGAAGCGCTCACGACCCGGCTGAGGAACTGGCAGGTCAGCTTCCAGCAGCTCATGGGTGACTGCAACCCTGCCCAGCCGACGCACTGGCTGAAGAAGAGGTGCGACACCGGCCGCACGACGATGCTGGAAGTGTGGCACGAGGACAACCCGGTGCTGTTCGCCCCGGACGGGAAGCTGACCGAGCGCGGGGCTGACTACCTGGGCAAGCTGGACCGGCTGAGCGGCGTGCGGTATCTCCGGCTCCGCATGGGCCGGTGGGCTGCTGTTGAGGGTGTGATCTACGAGGACTTTGAGCAGGAGATCCACGTCATTGACGCAATCCCGGTCAGCAACGAGCCGACCGACTGGTGCGGGGTGCCGCTGTCGTGGCGCAGGTTCTGGGCCGTTGACTTCGGATACGTCAACCCGTTTGTGCTCCAGTGCTGGGCGGAGGACGGCGATGGCCGGCTGTACCTGTACCGGGAGATCTACCACACGCACCGGACGGTGGACGTCCATGCGAAGGAGATCCTGGGCATCGTGGCCCCGGGCGGGAAGTGGCGGGAGCCAAAGCCCTCGGCTGTCGTGTGCGACCATGACGCCGAGGGCCGGGCCGTACTAGAGCGGGACCTTGGGCTGTCTACACAGCCGGCACACAAGAGCGTTCTGGAGGGCATCGAGGCGTGCCAGATCCGATTCCGTGACCCAGGCGATGGCCGGCGGCGCATCTACTTCCTGCGGGACGCCATCGTGCGGAAGGATCCGGAGCTGGTGGACTCGGGACGACCTTGCTGCACCATCGAGGAAATTCCGGGCTATGTCTGGGCTACCAACGGGAAGGACGCCCCGGTCAAGAATGATGACCACGGATGTGACGCGATGCGCTATGTCGTGGCCGACCGTGACTTCGGCGTCCGCGTAATCTACAGGAGCTTCCAGGTATGAACATTGAGAGGGCACTCGTACGGGCTGCTGTCTGGCGGCATGACTGCCGGTGCGGCTGTCGCTGGCGTCCTCTGTGGGGACACAGGCGGCAGCACCGGACGGGATGCGGGTGGTGTTCCGTATGACTACCGAGACACTCGCGCGGCCGGGGCTAGTGGCTAGGTCCCGGGCTGCCGCCTATGCGGCCCTGATTGGGGCTGTAGCGGTCGTCGGGCCGAGCCTCCGGGCAACGGCTAGGGTAAGCGCCGCACAGCTGGCAGACCACTTCTACACCATCGCAGGGCTGGGCTGTATCAGCGCAGCTGGGTTCGTCCACAGCACGTTCACCGGGCTGCTGCTGACCGGGCTGATGTTCATTGTCTTCGAGTGGAAGGTGAGTGAGTGATGAGCCTGCTAGACACGACCGGCCGGCACCGGGCTGTCCAGGATGCTGCGCGCCGATTCGAGCTGGACCACCTGACCGATCCGGACGCGCGCCAGATCGCTATGGCGATGGGCCGGGTGGCGCAGGAGATGCTGGTGCGTATCACCAGAGACGATCCGGAGCTCACACGGGCCCTCACCTCCCTCGCAGATGCCCGCGATGCCTTCATCCGGGCCAGGATTTATGAGAACGGCAGCCACTGATGGGCATGCCGTCGGCCAATGAGCTCTTCCAGACCAGCCTGGTGGTTGGCCCGGACGAGTACCTGGCCGTTAGGCTGCCGCTCCGGACGAGCATGGCCGATTACCAGGAGTACCGGGACCGGCTGGAGTTCATCCTGCCCGATGAGATTCGTAGCCGGGTAGTCGTGCTGTGCTGCGAGGAGTTCGCGAAGGTGACGCGGGGTGAATTATGTGGGCGGTGCTGGCAACGATCCTTGCGGCCGGGGACTTCATTCTCTCCGCCGTGATCATCTGGCTGCTCTGGATCCACAACAAGGGCGGGAATGGGGTGCCCCATGCCTAAGTCTCTGATAAGCAAGGCCATGGCGCTCCGCCCGCTGCCCATGGCGCCGAACCGGGTCAGCTACGGTGGCACCAGTATGACCGGGGCCGGCATGACTACCCAGCTGGCGGCCATGAGCGGCCAGGGCACCCTGTTCGCCATCGTTCAGCTGCTGAGTACCGGGGTCTCACGCTCTCAGTGGAATATGTACCGGATTAACCAGGATAATCGGGTGCGCTATTCCAGCGTGGACCTTGGTAGCGACCAGCGGGTCGAGGTGTTGCAGCATCAGGCGCTGAAGCTCTGGAACCGGCCCAATGACTTCATGACTGGCGACATGTTCATGGAGATCGGCTGGCAGCACATGGAGCTGGTCGGGGAATGGTACTGGGTTCTGAACCGCGGAGCCTCCGGCCTCGGGATTCCCATCGAGATGTGGCCGGTGCGGCCTGACAGGATGGAGCCGGTACCAGACCGCGACAAGTTCCTGAAGGGCTGGGTTTACACCGGCCCCAACGGCGAGACCGTGCCCCTGGATGTTAACGAGGTCATCCAGATCAAGTATCCCAACCCCAGTGACCTTTACCGGGGCCTCAGCCCGGTCCAGTCGATCATGGCGGATATCGACGCGGCAAAGTACACGGCCGAGTGGTCACGCAACTTCTTCCTCAACTCAGCCACCCCGGGCGGGATCGTCCAGTTCAGCAAGCGGCTGAGCGATGACGAGTTTGACGAGTTCACCTCCCGCTGGCGCGAGCAGCATCAGGGCGTCGCTCGGGGTCACCGCGTTGGCATCCTGGAGCAGGGTGCCCAGTGGATCGCCAATACCTACACCATGCGTGACATGCAGTTCCCGGAGCTCCGGAAGATCAGCCGTGACATCATCCGTGAGGCATACCGGGTCCACCAGGCAATGTTGGGTAACAGCGAGGATGTCAACCGCGCCAACGCCCAGACGGCTGAGGATGTCCACATTGCCTGGCAGGAAATCCCACGCCTGACTCGGCAGCGTACCGCCATGAATGGGTTCTACCTCCCGATGTTCGGCAGCACCGGGACTGGCGTTGAGTTTGATTTCCAGGATCCACAGACACACAGCATTACAGAGGCCGCACAGGAGCTGACCGTCAAGTCTACAGCGGCTGCTGCCCTTGTCAAGGCTGGGTACGACTCATCAGAGGTGCTGACGGTAGTGGGCCTTCCGGACATGACGTGGAAGCCTCCGCCCACCCCGAGCCCCGCTGGTGCCGCTGCCGTCCCGGGAGCCACAGAACAGCCAGCGCTACCTGCTGGCGGCAAGACCGAACCGGCGCCAGCGCCTACACCTGGCAAATCTGTCACCCCGGCCGACATGGTTCCAGGCCTGACGTTTGCCGCGGATATCCGGGAAGCGTTCCAGGATGCCGTGAACGAGATCGAGGCAGAGCGTGCGGCCAATGTCCTACGGGCCGGGCTCAATGGCCACCTGGAGCTGACGTCGTGAGCCGGATCCTGAGGATGAAACGTGATGCTCCGTGGCTCCGGACCGGGGTCTACCGGCCGACGCCAAAGACAGCAGATCTCGACAGGCTCTGGCTCATGCTGGCCCTTGCCCAGGCCTGTGCGGAAGAGGAGCAGACGCCCAGCCCTCCGCCGGTCGTCGTTACGGAGCCCGACCCAGACCCGCCTGGTGATCCGGACCAGGCCGTCTTCGGCCCAGCGATGCCTCCGTGGATGGTTTTCAATCGTGGTGCGCTAATGCACCTCAACAATCCTGGCCATCAACGCCAAGAGGAAGGAATGGACAGTGAGTCGTAACACACCCTGGCGTACGGCCAGGAAGATGTACGGCCTGCACCAGGGCGGGAATGACTGGTACAGGATCCGGAATCAGATCAGCGGGCCGACTCAGCTTCACATCTATGACGAGATCGGATTCTTTGGCGTATCGGCCATGGACCTGATCCGGGATCTGGCTGACGTCACCGGGCCGATCGAGGTTCACCTCAACAGCCCGGGTGGCGAGGTTGATGACGGCATAGCCATCTACAACACGCTGAGCTCGCGGCGGGACGTCTCCATCGTGATTGACGGGGCAGCGTACTCCATCGCCTCGGTCATCGCTATGGCGGGCAACCCGGTTCTCATCGCCCGGCAGGCAACCATGATGGTCCACGATGGCTTCACGATGGCCATCGGGAATGCCCAGGACCTCCGGGACCAGGCTGAGCGGCTGGACCGCGCCAGCAACAACATCGCCTCCATCTACAGCGACCACACCGGCCGTACCCCTGACTACTGGCGCCAGATCATGAAGGCTGAGACCTGGTTCAGCGGCCAGGAGGCCATCGACGTGGGCCTGGCTGACCGGTTCCTAGACTCGGGTGCTGGCCGACAGGTCGTGCCGGCAGCGGACACCTGGGACATGAGCGTGTTCCGGGGCCAGAACCGTCCCGAGCCGGTCACGACCGGGGGTAACGAGCCGGTCAGCAACCTTATCCAGGTCATGTTCACCGATGGCCACGTTGAGGTTTTCGACTGGGATGCTGCGGCCGCGATGGCTGCCTGTCACTCGGCCGGCGACTACAGCAAGGTGTGCGCCGGTGAGAAGAGCTCCGGCGACCCGGCAACCCAGGCTCACTGGGCCCTTCCGCATCACTCGTCCCCGGGCGCAGGCCCGGACAAGGGTGGCGTGGTTGCGGCCCTCGGCCGCTGGAACCAGACCCAGGATCTCAAGAACAAGGATGCGGCGCACGCCCACCTGCTGGCGCACGCCAGCGCGCTTGGCCTCCCCAGCGGGGACGGCAACGCGGACCCGACTCCTCCGGTCATCAATGAATGGCCAGAGGCCACCGAAGAGGACGCCACTCAGTTCCTCGCAGCCCTGAAGGGAGCATGACGGAGATGCCGACAATCAATATTCCGACCAAGGCTGAGGAGCTGGAAGACTTCCTGGCCGACACCGGCAACGTCCGGGCAATGATGTCCGAGCCGGGCAAGTTCAAGGAGTTCATCGGGGTCTATGCCAAGGCCCAGATGAACAAGGACGAGAGCCTCCAGGCTCAGATCAAGGAGCAGGTCCAGATCGGCCTGGCCGACTTCATGAAGACCAATGGCGGCCAGACCATGAACGGCCGGCTCAACATGGGCGGCGTGAACTCCCCGGCCGACGTCAAGGCAGTCAGCCACGGGAAGGGTGCAGCCTACAACCACGGCTCGTTCGGGGCCCGGCTGGAGAAGGACACCCCCGAGGACCTGCGGTTCAGGGACACGGCGGAGTTCTTCCAGGCCATCTGGCCGAAGTACGAGGTGCTCAAGAACTCCGAGGTACTGGGGCGCAAGCGCCAGAACATGCTGAAGATCCAGAACAGCTTCGGCTCCGAGGTCCCGGCCGACGGTGGCTTCCTGATCCCGGAAGTCCTGCGTACCCAGATCCTCCAGGTGGCGCTGGAAACGGCCGTGGTGCGGCCGCGCGCCCAGGTCATCCCGATGGACTCGCTGCGGGTTCCCATCCCGATGATCGACACAACCAGCAACGTTAGCTCGGTGTTCGGTGGCGTGGTCTGCTACTGGACCGAAGAGGCCGCGCAGCTGGTCGAGTCGCAGGCCACGTTCGGCCGCGTCGTGCTCGATGCCAAGAAGCTGACCGGCTACGCGGAAGTGCCGAACGAGCTGCTGTCGGACGCTCCGGCGTTCGCCAGTTTCTTCGACACGATCTTCCCGCGCGCCATCGCCTGGTACGAGGACATCGCGTTCATGACGGGGACCGGCGTGGGCGAGCCCCTGGGCTTCATCAACTGCCCGGCCTCTGTCAACGTGGCGAAGGAAGGCTCGCAGGCCAACGGCACGATCGTCTGGGAGAACGTCGTGAAGATGTTCGCACGCATGCTCCCGACCGCGCTGGGTAACGCGGTGTGGCTGGCTTCCATCGACACCTTCCCCGAGCTCGCGACCATGGCGCTGTCCGTGGGCACGGGTGGTGGGCCGGTGTGGATGGGTAACTACACCAACCCGGGTTCGGCTACTCCCCCGATCACGATCCTGGGTCGTCCGGTGTACTTCACGGAGAAGACCCCGATCCTGGGCTCGCCTGGCGACCTCTCGTTCGTGGACATGCAGTACTACCTGATCGGTGACCGGCAGATGATGCAGTCGGCGTCCTCGGAGCAGTACAAGTTCCAGAACGACAAGACCGCATTCCGCGTGATCGAGCGGCTGGATGGTCGGCCCTGGATCCAGAGCCCGATCACCCCGCACAACAACGGCCCGACACTGACCCCGTTCGTGCAGCTCGCACAGCGGTAATCCCTAGGCCGTCCCCAGCAACCGCTGGCTGTAGGCCGAATCCGCCGGCATTGAAACCCCGGCAGGAAGGAATCAAAGAATGGCAGGAATGGAAGCCCTCGGGAGGCTCGTCAACATCATCCCGATCGCAAGTGCCAAGCCGTTCCGTCTGCGCGGTGCGAGCACGGCCATGGTGGTAGTGACCGGCGCCACGGCGGTAGCCACGCTCAACCAGGACAGCTCGTTTGCCGGTGGCTTCGCCAGCACGCTCGCGGCTATCCGGGTGGTCTACTGGAGTACGGCGACCGATGGTACGGCTCCCTGGAGCAAGCTGATCATCAGCCCAGCCGTATCGACGTACACGCACGGCACAACGGCTGGGCTCCTCACGGCAGCGATGAGCTGCTTCCACGTCTTCACATCGGAGCTGGCTGACCCCAACTCCTACCTCAAGGTGACGGCGGGTGGTTCCGGGCTCTGCTCGGTGATCACGGCCGACCTCACCGTTCAGCGGGCCCCGGCCAACCTGGAACTCCTGGGGGCCTGACATGAGCTCCCTTACCAAGGGATTCATTTTCAAGGACATCTCCCAGAAGGGCCGGGCAGAGACCGGCCGGTACTGCGTCAACGTCGGGAAGGCTCTGCCGGCTAGCGCTACCGGGGCCATCTTCAACGTGACCGGTGTCATCCAGGTGACTGCGCTGTTCGGGATCGTTAGCACGGCCCTGCAGGCATCCAACGTCTCGCCTACGATCGGCGTGACTGGGCTGCCGGCCGCGATAGCTGCGGCCCCGGCTGCCCCGCTCAACGCGACGGCCGTAGGCGCGGTGCTCGTGATGCCGCTGACCCCGGGCGGCGCACTACCGGCCCCGGTCGTGGCCTCGGGAGCGGCCACCGCCATGAACAGGTTCACGGTCAATGCAGCCAGCATTACGATCACGACCCTGACTACGGTGACGGGCAACATCACCTGGGTCCTCGGCTACACGCCGCTGGTGCCCAAGGCTGCCGGATCGGTGGTGGCAGTCTAATGTCAGTCACCGTGAAGAACTCAGGCCTCTCGGGGTCCATGGTCGTTAAGGCAGCACAGGCGCTGCCCCAGACGGCTACTGCCACGTTGTTCACGGTGACGGGCGGATCGGTGCTGGTCCAGTTCATGGCCGGGCTGGTGACTACGGCGCTTGGCGCTACGGTCACCAGCCTGTCCCTGGGCAACACGCCTACGGGTGGGGTCAGCGCCCCGGCCTCCATCGCGACGTCGGCCGTGGTCACCAGTGCGGCCGTCGGCGGCCTGTTCGTTCCGGCGTTCGCTGCCGGAATTGCGAGCGGGCCGATCCAGACCAACGTGATCAACTTCGACCGCTCGTTCGTGGCCATTGTCCCGGCCGGGGTGATAACCTGGACGACTACGGCGAACGATACCGGCCAGATGAAGTGGTATCTGCAGTTCACGCCACTAGATCCCGGAGCGTTTGTCAGCTAGGAGGGAATCATGCCACGGGACAGCCGTGAGACGATCAGCAATGCCGACCAGGCCAAGGAGCTGCCGTTGCTGGCCCAGCAGGGGCGGCAGGATATCTACCACCCACCCAAGTCCAAGGCACCGCCCGATAAGGGCTAGGAGCAAACTATGTGGAATTGCCGCAGCTGCGGCTGCCAGGCAATCGCCAGTGATCTGATGGCCTGCCCGCACTGCGGCCTTCCACGGAGGGAGACGAGCATGGCAAGGATCTCAGTAGGCGAAGGCGCAAGCAACGCCGCAGACCCGGATGTGGTGGAGGAGACCCCTCCGGCGAAGTCAGCCCCGAAGGACGAGCACGTTGACTACGCGGTCAGGGTCCTCGGCCTATCCCAGGAGGACGCGGAAGGCCTGACCAAGGCTGACCTGATCGACCTGGAGCACGCCGACGACGACGAGGAGGGATCGTCATCAGCTGGTACCAGCTCCTCAGCATCAGAGAGCAAGCAAGACAAGAGTGGATCAACACCCCAGGAAACGGGACAGTCGACCCGACCGCCTGCCAGCTCTGCGGGGAGCCACTCAGGCGGGCACCAGCAGTCGAGCCAGGGTTCACCCTCTACTGCTCGTTCGACGGGTGGGCATACCCGAGGGACTGGACCCAGCCAGCCCGGCCAGCAGAGCTCTTCGGGGGCGACCAGTCCCGGCGACGAACAGCTTACTAAAGGGAGGGGCGGCAGGCAGTAGCAGTGAGGTTCCGGCCGATGGCGGATTCCTCATCCCATAACTGAATACCACTCCCTCTCGCCTGGTGCGAGCGGCCAAGAAAGCAAGGGTACAGGAGCAAGGGCATGGCGGTAACCAGTCACGTCTATCCAAAGGCTGTAGACGCGATCAACAAGAAGACCATCAACCTCACAACTGATGCGTTCCGCTGCGCTCTGTTCACCGGTAGCGCATCGGCGTGGACTGCAACGCAGCAGGTCTACCAGTTCGTCTCTGACCTGAAGACTGCGTACACGGAATGCGCTAACGCGGACTATCTCGCCGCGACAAACTCGGGCCGGATTCCGCTAACCACGCTGACGCTGACTACCGGCACCGCTCCCGGCACCGACAAGTGGACGTGCACCGCCCCAGCCCCCATCAGCTGGGGCGCTGCCGTCACCATCTCGGCTGCCTCGATGTGCATCTATGACTTCACGATCGGTGGTGGCGTGGACTCCGCCACCCCCGTCATCGCGGTGATTGACTTCGGGGTGACGGTCTCCAGCACAGCTGGCCCGTACACCTACACGGTTGACCCCACCAACGGCCTAGCTCTCTTTACCACGAGCTGAGCCATGGCCGTCGCCCGCGTTGGTACGCCTGCCGCACCTGTGAATCAGGTGGGGAGCAACACGCCATCTATCACGACGGCGTGGGGCACCGGGCAGAACCGTACTGCCGGGAATGTGCTGTACTGCTGGGCGGTCGCGTGGGGCGGCACTACTGCCGGCGCTATTGCCCCACCCTCGGGATGGGTGACGGCCGTGGATGCGGGGGCAGTCACGAATGCGGTGCAGGCCCGGGCGATCCTGTTTCGTAAGATTGCTGCTGGCGCTGATGCCGCCCCGGTCCTGACCGCGACCAACACGGGCACCGCAACTAACGCGCGGCTCGGTGCAGGGCTGGAGGAATTCTCCGGTGCCGACCCCGTAACTCCCGAGGGGGCATCCGGCACGGTTACCGCCAGCGCCGGCACCACGCTGACGATGGCAACCAGTGGGAATGTGCCGCAGGCTGGCTGCTATGCATTTACCGCCTGCCAGATATCGTCCAGTACGGCGGCTGCCGAGACCTGGACGCCGGGCTCGGGATTCACCAACGCCTACACCGACGGGGCACTAGCCCAGCGGTCCCATGCGGCGCAGGATGTGAATGGTTCGCCCGCGTCCGGTAGCCCGGCCAGCAACGCTGGCTCGACCACACTGACTATACAGGTTGGCATCGGGCTGATCGTTGTTATCCAGCCACCAGTTCCTGGCGGCATTCTTCCCCAGCAGATGAGCGGTCGTCGCAGGGCTGCTCCGGTAATGGTTCCGGCTCCAGCATTCTACGGAAGGTGAATGATGGGCGATTACTTCCTTGGCCCGCGCGGTATCGCTACCACATGGGAGCCGGTCGTGGTGGCGCTCGTGGCGAACACAACCAAGACAGTTCTTCAGATAGCAACTCCGTCCACGGTTGACATCCGTATCTGTGCATGGGGTGTGAGTTTTGACGGCGTGCTCGGCACCGCTGCCCCGGTGATCTGCCAGCTATTTGACGGGGATGTCGCGGCCTCGGCCCTAACGTCTGCCACCCCGGATACCTGGGACCCTGGCTACCAGCCTAGCTTCTGTGTTGGCGGGGCTGCGCTGACAGGGCACGGCGGAGGCGTCACCCCGACAGAGGGTGTCATAACCTCGATTCACCAGTTCGATACGCAGCACGTCCATCCTCAGTCCGGCTACTCCATCTGGTACCCTGACACCCGTCGGCCAAGGGTTGCCCCTAGCCGGTTCCTCCGTATCAGGTGCAGAGCACAGGCTGCCGTGAACGTCCTACCCTGGCTTCAGTGGAACGAGTAGCCGATGCCTGGAAGCCGTAACACACGCCGCGAGTTCGTACCGCCTGGCATAGCAGCAGTCGGTGCGAACGTTACTGGCGTGTCTGCGGCTGTTGTAATTACGGGCGGAGCCGGGGTATTTCTGGCTGGCGGCCTCGTTACAGGGACCGGTGCGGCTGTTGTCGTCACCGGTGGGGCCGGGACGTTCCTGGCCGGGGCCGGGGTCACCGGGATCGGTGCCCAGGTCACTGTCGCTGGCGGCATCGGTACGGCACGAGGTGGCGCAGGCGTCACTGGTGTTGCGGCCGCTGTCACGGTTGCTGGTGGCGCCGGGACATTCCTAGCTGGCGCAAACGTCACGGGGCTCGCGGCCGCAGTCACCGTGGCCGGTGGCGCTGGTGCGCTCTCTTCCGGAGACAGCGTCAGCGGTACTGGGGCCTCGGTCACGGTGGCTGGCGGAATCGGCGTCCCCTCGGGTGGGGCACTGGTTACCGGCGTGGGCGCTCAGGTTACGGTGGCTGGCGGAATCGGCACGGCCGGGGCTGGCGGAGCAGCCAACGTCAATGGCGTCAGCGCTGCTGTGGTTGTCACGGGCGGCGTGGGCCTGTCCGCGGCCGGGGCCGGGGTCGTGGGGGTAGCGGCCGGGGTTCCTGTTGCTGGTGGTATAGGGACATTCCTGGCCGGGGCAGGCGTCACTGGCGTCGGTGCCGGTGTCACGGTTGCCGGTGGAGCGGGCACGCCGCGCGCAGGGGTGAATGTCAGCGGGGTCGGTGCGGCCGTTGTCGTCGCTGGAGGGGTCGGTACGGCTTCGGGCGGCGCGGGGGTCACCGGGGTAGCCTCGGCCGTGGCCGTGGCCGGAGGGGCCGGCACAGCCTCGGCAGGGGTCGGTATCGCCGGCGTTGGCGCATCCGTAACGGTCTCAGGCGGCCTCGGCTCGCCTGGAGCGGGTGGGGCGGCCAATGTCAGCGGCATAGCGGCCCAGGTAGCCGTGGCCGGTGGGACGGGGTCTCCGTCGGCCGGCGCAAGCGTCACCGGGGTGGCAGCCCTGGTGTCTGTAGCTGGCGGGGTGGGGAATGCCTCTGGCGGCGCAGGCACTACTGGTATCAGGGCTGCCATCTCGGTGGCTGGTGGAATTGGTCTCCCGGGCGGAGGCGCGAGGGTCACCGGGGTAGCGGCGTCCGTTCTAGTCAGCGCTGGCATCGGTCAGCTCTCGGCGGCAGCTCATGTCGCTGGCACCGCTGCCCTGGTGGCCGTCCTCGGCGGGCAGGGCTCTGTGACTGGCGGTGGCGGGGTCTTCCCGGGGCAGGTGGACATCAGCCGCGTGGTAGGTTCGGTCACACTTAGCAATATGGCAACAGGCAGCGTCTCGCTGGCTAACCGGGCCGGGAGCCTGGCCGTAAGCAACGCGGCCGGGAGCGTAGGAACCAGCAACGAATCAGGCAGCGTCCAGGTAGGGAATCTGGCATGAACGTATACCCGAGCGGCACCGTGGTCCGCACTCAGGCCCAGAACTTCCGTGGCCTAGACGGCGTGGTAGCTGACCCGACAACCGTCACGCTGAAGTACCGGCGTGGCTCAGGCACGACCACGACCGTGACTTACCCGGCCGCACCCATCGTCAAGGACAGCATCGGCAACTATCACGCCGACCTCGACTCCTCGGGCTTCACCGGACCCGACCAGGAGCTCTGGCTTGCCCAGTGGACCGGGACCGGGCAGGTAGCTGTCATCGGCAACGACTCGTGGCAAGTTGAGCCCACAACCCTGTAGGAGGAATGATGACGGTCACCCGTCCTTGCTACGCCAACCGTGATACCGTCATGCGCGCACCCGACTTCAAGTTCTCAGCCCGGAACCTTGACGCCGTTGACCGGGCAATCGAGTCCGCTAGTGACACCATCGATTGGTGCACCGGCCGGGTGTTCTACAACACGGATGAGACCCGGGTGTTTGACTGGCCCAACTTCCAGCGTAGCTATTCCTGGCGTCTCTGGCTGGATGCTAACGATCTCGTGGCCGTGACGAACTTCACCACCGGCACGATCGTCATCCCTCCTGGCAATTACATCCTCCAGCCAGCCAATAGCGGGCCCCCTTATCGCTGCGTGGATCTTCGGCTGGACAAGAGCTCCGCCTTCGGTAACAGCTCAACCTGGCAGCAAGACCTTGCCCTCACAGGCACCTGGGGGTTCTGGGGGAGGACCAGGCCAGCTGGCTTTCTCGCGGCAGCCATGGCCGACACCACAACTGGGATCGCCCAGGTCACAGATGGAAGCCAGATCGGAGCCGGAGATGTCCTTATCCTTGGGACCGAGCGAATGCTGGTGACCGATAAGCGGATGGTTAGCACCGGGGTCACGTGGTCCGGCCTCAGTACGGCCCAGGTCAAGGACAGCGCGCTGAACGTCCCGGACTCGACCAAGTTCAACATTGGGGAGATCCTGCTGGTTGATGCCGAGCGGGTGCTGATCGTTGACATCGCCGCCAACACGCTGATCGTCAAGAGGGGGTGGGACGGGACCGCGCTGGATTCCCATACCTCAGGAACGCTGTACGCGGCCCGACAGCTGATAACCACCCGGGGAGACTTCGGGACCACGGCAGCCACACACCTGATATCGGCCCCGTGCGTGACCCAGCTCATCCCACCGCTCGTGCGTGACAACGCGGTGGCAGAGGCCATTGTCCAGCTGACGCAGGAGCCCGGGATCTACTCGGCCGGGTCTGGGCAGCAGAAGGAGGCCAGCCCAGGCTCCGGCCTTGGGGATCTCCGAATAAAGCTGGCCGGGCAATACAGTCGTCAGGCAAGGAGCCGTGCGGTATGACTAACGACGGAGGAAACGCAATGCCTAGCACAAACGGACTCGGGCCCGAGCCACCGCGCGGGCTCGTGGAGATGAACGTCTCCTGCCTTCAGTGCGTGGGCGAGTACCTACTGGCCCGTGATGACAAGGAGGCTGGTATCCTGCACGACGGAGAGGAGCCGGTTATCCCGGATATCCGGCCCGCAGTCACGCTCGCCCCCTCCTGGCAGCAGACCGAAGTCCTGGGGCAGCTGCTGATGTACTGCGTTGCCCTCCCGAGCTGTCTGGAGCATCTCCGGACCAAGAAGGAGAGCCCCATTGAGCGCGCTACCCGGAGCGGGCTCCAGCTAGGCAGGCCCGGATGAACTTCGACGAGGATGCTGTCAACGAGATCTTTGACCGGGTGGTGAGCTACGCCATGAGCACCGGGCACTTTGATTCGGTTAACACCCACGAGCCCAAGGGGGCTCCGGGGAACGGCCTTGTGTGCTCCATCTGGACGCAGCGCATCGAGCCGATCCGGGCCGGTGGGCTCGCCAGCACGTCCGGCCTCGTCTTGCTTGATGCCCGGATCTACACACCGTTCGCGCAGCAGCCGTTTGACCAGATTGACCCGAAGGTCATGGCGGCAGCGACCGACTTCATCGGAGCCCTGAGCGGCGACTTTGAGTTTGGCGGGGACGCTGATACCCGGAACGTGGACCTCCTCGGGGCATACGGGACCTCCTTGTTCGGCGAGGCCGGGTATGTAGAACTAGACAAGCGGATCCATCGCGTGATGACCATTGCGGTCCCGGTGATCGTGAACGATATGTGGGAGCAGGTGGCGTAATGCCAAAGCAGAGCGGCCTCGGTGACAATCTCTACTACAGCGGGATTGACGTCTCTGGTTCCATCTTGAGCGTCGACAAGATCAGCGGCGGCCCGGCTCTGCTGGACACCACACCGATCAAGCAGTTCGCTAACGCCAGGATCGGGGGAACGCGAGATGCCTCGATGAGCTTCACGTCCTGGCTGGAGACGATCCAGACCGTCAACACGCCGGGCGTGCCTGCCTCGGGGACCCCGGTGGTGAGCACGTTTAATCAGCCGGTCACCGTGACCATCACGGGCGGCACGATGAGCAACGTGACGATCAACGGGCTAACGGTCGGAGCCGGAGCGGGCACCTACGTCATCCCGCCGCTCGGGACGATCACCCTGACCTACACGGTGGCCCCGACCTGGAACTGGTTCTCCCTCGGGGTCGCGCACCAGGCATTCGCCAACCCATCGACGGCTGATGATCAGGCCATGTACTTCCGGGGCACGGCTATCGGGAACGCGGCTGCGATGTGCGTAGCTAAGCAGGACAACTACGATCCGACCCGGGACAACAAGGGTGGCATCACGGTCAAGATTGACATTGAGGCCAACGCCTTCGGCATGGAGTGGGGCAAGACGCTCACGCCGGGCCTCCGGACCGATAACGGGGCAACCACCGGAGCCTTTGTTGACCTCGGGGCCGGTAGCGCGTTTGGTGCGCAGGCCTATCTCCAGCTGATCGAGCTCGTGGGCACCAACATCGACGTGACCATCACGCACGCCACAACCTCGGGCGGGACGTATACGACCCTGCTTGACTTCGGGAGCCAGACTGCCATCAACGGCTACCGGGTAGCCACATCAAACGTCACGACAGTCAACGAGTTCGTCAAGGTCGTAACGGCCGGGACGTTCACGCAGGCAGTATTTGCCGTGGCCCTCGTCCAGAATCCAATCGCAGGGCAGGTGTTCTGATGGATATCACCCCCGAGCTCCGCCGGATCATTCCGGCTGTGGGTCCGGAGCACTACAAGACATACACGATCAGCGCTCCGCTCCGGACGCACTGGCGGTCGGCCACGTGCGAGGAGTACGAGTGTGACGACTTCCTGTATGGGTTCGTACTGACGATTGACACCACAACCGAGCTTGGGATGCGCCAGCTGGAGTTCGTCCGGCACGACAAGACCAGGAAGAGCTCCATCCAGCGACTCAGCGAGCAGATCATCAAGGTCGTCTACGGCCCCGGTAACCCCTGCTTTGAGCCGGTCCGGAGCACGCACCGCGTTGCCGTTGGCCGGCCGCCATTCTATCTCGTCTATGGCGGGGACTGGCGCGGCAACCCCCGAGGGACCGAGACGCTGGTTCACAGGCGTCCGGAAGACTGGGTGGACGATTGCGCCACCAACCAGATCCGCATCGCGGATGTTCACAAGAGAGGATAGGTCATGGCCAAGTCTAGCGGACTCGGTTCCGTACTCACTGTCCAGGATGCGGGCTCGGTTGCTCGTACCATCAGCAACGACTGCACCAACTACTCGTTCAGCACGCCGCGAGCCACCCAGGACGTGACGGGCCTGGACAAGAACGCCATCGAGAGGATTCTGCTCCTGGCCGACTACACCAACACGCTCAACGGGGTCATGAACACAACGGCGAACGCTAGCCACGACGTGTTCAAGACCGTCCCGTCCACCTCGGTGGCCCGGGCGACCACGATCGGTGTGCTGGCCGGGGGTGGCACGCCGCAGCTGATCTGTAACGTCCTCTACACCGATTACCAGATCACCCGTGCGGCTACCGGCGAACTGACCTGGCAGGTGCCAGGCTCGCTCGCTGACGGCAACGTTCCGACCTGGACGTAACATGCCCACGATAGTCCAGCGTAGCGGTCCGCTATTCGATGGCCGGGCGGAATGGGCCGCTCACATGTGGACAGAGGACATAAGGGCGACGGTAGAGCGCGAGGCCATGACCCGGATTCACAGACGGCTCAAGACCGTGCTACAGAACCCGACAGGGTACTACGAATCCAAGATCCACACAGAGAGGTCGGTGAACGACACTATCATCACCGATACCCCAGTTGTCTACGGGCCATGGCTGGAGGGCGTCGGTAGCCGGAACTACCCGGTCACCCGGTTCGTCGGCTACAGGACGTTCCGGTTTGTCACCCAGGCCCTCAACCGTCAGGTTGGGATGGTATCCGAGGCCATCTTGTATGACCACGGTTACCTGCGCGAGATGAACGAATAGGAGGAGACATGGGATTCAGGCCCGAGCCAACCATTTACAGGCTCAAGTTCCAGGACCCGAACATGAATGGCCTCGAGGTAGATATGGAGAGCCTTTCTGTCGACGAGTTCGCGCGCATCCAGGAGCTGGCAGCAGAAGCCCAGGAGAACGTCGAGAACCCGAAGCCGGGCGGCACGACGTCAACGGACATGATGCTGAACTCCTTCTCAGACAACCTGGTGCGCTGGAACCTCGAGGACAAGCATGGCCCGGTACCGGCTAACCGACAGGGTGTCGGCACACAGAAGTTCGATCTGATCCTGGGCATCATCATGTCCTGGATGACGGCCATCGCGGGCGTTGATAACCCTTTGCCCGAAGACTCGAGCTCTGGAGGGATTTCGGAGGAGCTATCTCTAGGGATGGCGAACTCATCACAGAACCAGCTGAGCTTGTCCGGGCAAACCTGATCATCGGCCTGTGTGACAGGTTCAAGAAGCTTCCAAGCGAGGTGATGTCTGAGGACGCAAGTGTTCTAAGGCTGCTGCGAATCCAGAGTCTGGGCAATTCGGAAGGAGAAGTGGAGGTCGGGGATGCCTAACATCGTTGAGGTTATCGTCCGGGCCGTGGACGACACAAAGGCAGGATTCGCAGCTGCTGAGAGCAACAGCATGTCGATGAGCAAGAAGCTCCAGAAGATCGGCATGATCGGCGGCCTGGCCCTTGCCGCTGTCGCCGTTGAGTCTGTCAAGATGGCGTCTCAGTTCCAGTCGTCAATGACGCTGCTCCAGACACAGGCCGGGGTGTCTGCCCAGAAACTAGCCGTGCTCAAGACTGGCGTGCTAGCGCTGGCCGGCCAGGTTGGGTTCAGCCCGAACTCGCTGGCTGAGTCGGCCTATCACGTCGCCTCGAACATGCAGAGCATGGGCGCCACCTCAACCACAATGCTTAAGGCAGTCAAGATTGCGGCCGAGGGTGCGGCCGTGGGACATGCCGACCTTATTGACGTCACCAATGCGCTGACCGCTGCTATCGCCTCGGGTATTCCCGGGGTCCAGAATTACAGCAGGGCAATGGGCTTCCTGAACGCCACCGTCGGTACCGGCGACATGACGATGCAGAACCTGGCCCAGGCTATGGGCACAGGTATGCTGGCCGTGGTCAAGGGGTACGGCCTTAACATCAGGGACGTTGGCGCCGCGCTGGCTACCTTCGGAGACAACAACATCCGCGGAGCCCAGGCGGCAACCTACCTCCGGATGTCCGTACAGGCGCTAGCGGTGCCGGCTAAGGCTGGCGTGGCGTTGCTGGAGAAATGGGGCTACACGGACCAGACTCTGGCCAAGGACATGCAGCATGGCGGGCTGATAGCAGCCCTAGATCACCTGCAAGAGATGTTTAAGAAGAACGGCGTCACCGCCAAAGAGCAGGGCATGGTTATCACCGAGCTGTTCGGGAAGCGTGCTGGGGCCGGTATTGCTGTCCTGATGGGCCAGATGGACAGGCTCAGGTCAAAGTATCCGGACCTTGCCAAGGGTGCTAACAGCTTCGGATCTGCCTGGGCCAAAACCCAGGAGACAACGTCATTCAAGCTGCATAAGCTGCAGGGTAGCTTCGACGCGCTGGCCATTGAGCTCGGGAACAAGCTGCTACCGGCAGCGACCGGTCTTCTCAACTGGATGTCCAGCCACCAGGGCGTCGTGATCGACTTCACCGTGGCGATAGGTGGCCTGACCGCAGCCCTAACGGCCTACTCGGTTGCGGCCAAGATAGCGGGGTCTAGCTCAGGCAAGCTGATCCTGCCTCTCACGCTAATCATGGCCGCACTGTATGGCATAAGCAAGGTCCATGACAAGGTCGGCAAGGGCACCCTGCTGACACCGACCAAGCAGGACCTGGGTATCAACGGCCAGTGGGCTAAGGATATAGAGCACTGGCTTAACGTTGCAGCACAGAAGATTGACACGTTCCGTAAGATGGACGAGTCAATTGTGGAGCATATCCGCCACAACATGTCTAGTGCGTTTGATAGTATGCGGCACGAAACATCCCGAGAATGGGACGATCTGTGGAACAATACCATGGGCCGTCTTCAGCGCGGAATCAAAGACGACAACAATCTAATGGAGAATTTCCGGCACACCATTGCCGCCCGGTTTGACGCCATTCGGCATAGCATCGCGAGCATCTGGGACAATACCTGGAATGCTATGGTAACTCGTACCCGTAACGGAATCAGTTCCGTGATGAACTGGATCGACAGCATCCACGGCAAGGTTGACTCCGCATTCCAGGGTTCCCTGACGTGGCTGTCGCAACGCGGGAAGTGGATTATCCAGGGGCTGCTGGATGGACTCCACTCAGCTTGGAGTGTTGTGGCTAACTTCTTCAAGGGCATCCCGCACGCCATCCTGAACTTCCTCGGTATCCACTCTCCTCCCAAGTGGGCGATTGATGCCGGCAAGCATATCATGAATGGTTTCCATCTCGGCATGAAGGCCGGAGGAGGAACGATCGGGAAATGGGGCGGCCTGAACCTTGGTGGTCCTGGCGGACTACTCAAGGGGGTTACCGGGGCCTTCAACGGGAGCGCTGCTGTTGCGCAGGCTTATGCCCGTTCTCTCCTGGCCATGTATGGCTGGTCCCAGTCGCAGATGGGGTCGCTAGTTCCCTTGTGGAACCAGGAGTCCGGCTGGAACGCCAACGCGGTGAACCCAAGCTCGGGCGCATACGGCATCCCGCAGAGCCTTGGACATGGTCATCCATATGCGCTCGGGGACTACAAGAACCAGATTATCTGGGGCCTCAACTACATTCGCCAGCAGTACGGTTCGCCGTCGGCCGCGTGGGCGCACGAGGTTGCTAACAACTGGTACGGCGCTGGCGGGCCGGCCAGTGGCCTGATCGGTGTCGGAGAGCACGGCCGGGAGCT